CGCTTGACCCACCATTGAAGACGCCGCCGATCCCGTTCGCGCCACCGGCCCCGATAACGCCAGTGCCTGTCGCGCCACCCTGACCAACGAGCCCCGCCCCAGTTCCGTTGCCAATGCCCGAGACACCGTTGGCGTCGGTGCCCCCCTCACCCAGCACACCAGTGCCACCCGTGGCACCGCCGAACCCATGCACGCCAGTGCCGGTGCCGACACCTGTCGCGTTGACGCCTGCCCCGCTCGTGCCACCCGTGAAGGATCCGCCCGCACCCGATCCATCGCCCTGGCCAGCGACCCCAGCACCACCAGAACCGCCGCCCGCAAGACCCAGGAGCCCACTGGACGCCGCCGGTCCGCCCTCGCCCACGGCCCCGGGCCCCGAGCCAGTGCCATAGAACTGGCCGCCGTTGTTATTCCCCGCGCCACCCGTACCGACCACGCCTGTACCTGCAGGTCCGCCTCCGGTGGCGAGCGTGCCGCCATACCCCGCGAAGTTGCCGCCGATGCCGGCTGACGTACCACCAACGCCAGTGACGCCTGAGCCCGAACTACTCCCGCCGACGCCAGCAACACCGGCGCCGCCACTCGTGCCACCAAGCCCGAACACCCCCGAGGAGGACGGTCCGCCCTCTCCCTGCACACCATTGCCGCCGCCGCTGCCCCCTTGGAAGTTGCCGCCTGCTGAGGCGAGGATGCCACCACTTGAGCCGCCGATGCCGAACACCCCTGCGCCAGTACGAGTGCCATAGCCAGCGACGCCGAAGTCGTTCCCCGACCCGCCAGTGCCGATGACGCCAGTGAAACCAGGGTCAGCGTGGGGCGTCCCGCCGTTGCCCGTGCCCCGCACGCCGAACGTGTTGGTATTCGGGTAGCCGTTGCCGCCGGTGTTATCGAACTCGGCGAGCGTCGCGAGGTCGACCGAGATCTGGCTGAACGACCAATTGAAGTTTTCCGCGGCCGGCTTCAAGCCAGGCGTGAAGTAACTATTGATCGGTGAAACCCCGACCGGCTGCCCTGACCACGGATTCGACCCAGCCGGATAGAGTGTGCTCGGGGCGCTCCAGATAAATGTGATCATGCAGCAAAGGTAGCCGCGTGGCGCTACGCCGACTCAGTCCCTCCGAGCGCGAACGCCGCGACGAGCAGACCGCCCTCCGCCGGATCGTACACGCTTCCCCACGGGTACTGGCCGGAGGCCCCCTGACCGTCCGAGCCGTCGTACCAATCGGACCATTCGAAGTCCGCGCCGTCGGGCCACAAGGTGTACGCGAACACGCCGCCGACGCCGTTCGCCGGAGCGCGAGTAAGCTGGGCCGCGACGATGGTCGGATTCAGCGTGAAGTTCCAGCAGCCGAAGTACACGGCCGCGTCACCGTCGAGGTAATAGATGAGGTCCGCGTACGGGTCGAGCAGCTGCGCGAATCGGCTGAAGTCCGTCGTCCGGCCGCAGGACCGATTGACCGCGATCTCCAGGTAGATGAGCGTGCGATAGTCCGTGTCGTCGAGACCCTGTCGCGTGAGCCCGACGAGCGCGCCGATGTCGTCGAACACGACGTTGCTCGTCGGCCCCGTCGTCGCGTTCGGGTCGTAGGCTATCGCCGTCGACAGCACGCGGGCATTGATGATGTCCCAGAAGACCAACTCGAGCGTCTGGGCCGGCTGCAGGTAGACCGCAAGGATGGCGCGGATGTTGGGCTGCGTGATGAAACTCGAGGTGAGCCTGGCAAGACCCTGGGGCACGACCCAATCGTTCTCGATGGGGTACATCTCAGGGCAGTCTTCCCTGCACGAGCGCGATGTTCGCCGGAAGCACGGTAGCGACCTGCGTACCCGAGACGAGCAGCGGGCTCGTGTTCACTGGAGCGACGCTGAAGCCGAAGGTCAGACTCTGGATGTCGTACACGCCAGGGACGCCGGCGATGACCGCGGAGAGTTGCGAGCCGATGACGTCCGCGCCCGGCGCGAGCTGCCCGACCGGGGCCTGTCCCGTCGAGAGATCTGGCGCGACCGCCGCCGATACGAGCGCTTGCTGGATGGCCGCTTCGACCTGCGACCAAACGTACCCAGATCGAATCGCGATGGTCGATGAGATGTACAGCGGAAGCTGCACGGGCGAAAAGTAGTAGACAAAAATGGCGCCCAAGTACGGGTCCTGAATCGGGACTTGGACCGCGCCCACGACTCCAGCGCTCGAGATGCCCGCCGGCTTGTTCGCGTAGATGACCGCGCCGATTGCCGCTTGCCCGGCCGTGGACGTCGCCCATCCCGTGCCGCCGTCGTACACGGACGCGAGGTACGTGTGCGGGGGCATGAGCACGCCCGTGATCAGTTGCGCGAAGTTCTCCGTGTTCTCGAGCACCGTCACGGTGAGGCTGACGGGAGGAGTCTGCGCCGCGCCGAGTTCGTTGAGAGCCGCCGCCGTGGCTGCCGAGGTGCACGAGCCTTCCGCGGCAACGTCCTGCGCTTGGCGAAGCGCGTAGGCAGCGTCGAGCTCGCCGTCGGTGCCAAGCTGCGACTGCGCGAGCACGTTGTTGACCGTGTACCAACCAGTGACCGGAGTCGTGATGTCGGTCAGCGTCCCCGCGTTCACGCTCGGCGTCGTCGAGATGACCGTCGACTGAAAGAGCGTATACGTCGCTGGAATGGCCGTCGTCGTCGGGGCCGAGCCGCCCGTGTACTGCGTAGTCAGCGTGCACGTCGTGCTCGCGGTGATGGCCGCCAGCGTTGTGTATGGGACGCCCGGCTGGCTCTCGAACCACAGCACCGTACCCACAGGGATCGTCTGCGGTACCGAGAACGTGATGGCCGGCGAACCGGAGGTGACATCGACCGTCCCCGAGTACGCAGCGACCGTGAACGTCTCCGCGTTCGCGAACGTGAACGTCTGGGCGCCCGCTACGTTCGCGACGAGAGTAGAACTCGTCAACGCACTCGTCGTCGGATCCCACGTGCTTGCGGCGTACGTCCCGGTTGCGATGAGGAGTTGCGCGACGACCTGCGTGAAGCTCGGCCCCTCCCTCGGCGTGCCCGTGATGTCGCCGAGATTGTCGAGGCCCGCGCCCTCCACGTCCTCGCGGTTGTAGGAGTTCCAGCAAACCTGCGCGAGTTCCCAGAGAGACGCGTATTGATTCGCGACGATGCCGAGGATCTGGCCGTCGGGCGTGTTGGGGGAGAGGTCGTATTGCGGGTCGACCGTCGCGAGCACCTGCGCCTGCATCCCAGCAAGGATGGAAGAGAGCGGCGGAACAACGAAGCCCGCGGGAGTCACGCCATAGCTCGCCATCAGCTGCCTCCCTGAACCGTGGGCGGCTGGCCGTTCCCGCCCGTGATGATCGCGCCGCTATTGAATGTGCATTGGTAGGAATACGAAAAAGAGCGATTCACGCGATCCAGCTTCACCTGGACTACCGTATTGACGATTCCAGATACCGCGGAGATCACAGACGTGATCATCGCGACCGCCTGGGCGTCGTTCAGGATCTTGACGCCGAGGATCTGGAGCCACGGCGTGCCAACGCTTTGATCTAGAAAATATTCTCCGCGAACAAGCGCGAGATGGTCCTTCAGCGTTTGCAGGCAGACGCTCAGCGGATCCGTGACGATCACGCGCGGAAGCACCATGTCCCCCGTGTCAGTGCGAAGCGTGGTCGACATCCCGCGCAAAGGTAGGCAGACGGGAGGCTCTAGCGGGCCTTCGGGAAGGGAGCTATACTCTCCTCAGCGCCATAAGAATGGGCTCGCGGCACACCACATGCCCGAGCCCGTGGCGCGGGCGAAAGGAAACCCGCACATGAAGACGCTTAGCACACTGGTTCTCATCATGACGCTCGCGCGACCGGCGCTTGCAGAAACGGATGCCCCCACATGGGGCGCCACGCTGGGCGCGAGCATCTCCGCCGTCCTCGCGATGAAGCCCGCGCCGATGACGGGACGTGAGTCGGTCGAAGCCACGACCGCGCTGCATGCCGAGCAGCGACGTGTCTTCGCCGAGCAGGCCGAGCTCAAAGTGCTCGGGGCGCAGCTGCGCGACTGGAGCGCATCGCTGGTCACACGGCCCGATGCCGCCGTCGACACCGCCGTTGACGAGATCATGGCATCCCTTGCTCGCATGCGGGCGATCGTGGCGGACTGCGGACATCCGGTGGCCGAGCCGCCGCCGGCGTTGCTCGAGGCGTTTCAGCATGACGTCACTGCCGAGAAGACGTGCCGAGCAGACGCCAAGTGCATCGGCAAGCGGCGTGCGGAGCAGGCCGAGCGCGACTTCTTCACGGTGACCGTCCAGCCGATGTGCGCCGCCGACCAGGACCGCGAGACGCAGCGCGCCTTCATCGTCCACGAGAACGCCAACCCCTCCGGCTACGTCAACGTGGTCGACCTACACATGGCCGGCGCGCAGATTCAGCAGGATGAGGCCACGCTCGCGTCCTTCGCGGCGGAGTACGTGAAGGTCCGGAAGCACGCTTGGCGCGGCTGGCACTCGGAATGTCACTGACATGGGACGTGTCTATTCCAAAGAGGGGAAGCTCGTGCGCCTCGACTGCGATTCGTGCGCCGAGACGATCACGCCTCATCCTGACATCGCCGAGTCCGGCTGGATGAAATCCGGCCAATTAGGTGGCTGGTTCGGTGACACCGGGATGCAGTGGATTCACTGTCCGAAGTGCTGGGCCAATCGTCGCCGCTAGGCCCCCTTTGACTACGCGCCCTTGACCACGAGCGCGGGTGTCGCCGATTCTGCCGCAGCCAGCGCCGCCGCAACCACGGGGCCGAGTCCCTCGAGGGCGATGGCGAACGTCTGGAAGGCCACCCCAGTCGGGTCGGGCACCGCGGCCCCCGCCGTCGCTGCGGCCGTGAGCCCCTGACAGTAGGCCGCCAGGGCCGTCAGAGCGGTCACGAGCGGGGGGGCCAGCGCCATGGGCGTCGTCCCCGGGCCAAGCGCGACAGACGTCGTGGAGGCGCCCCCGATGGTCGCTATGGCCGTGTTCGCCCCGCCGAGGCTGGCGCTCGTCGTCGTGGCGTCGCCGATGGACGCCGAGGTGGCCCCCACGAGCGAGACCGCGCCCGCCGTCGTCACGCGCCACTGGGCGCCCCCGACGACCCCGATCACCAGGCCGGCCGCCGCTGCGGTCGCCTCCGCCGTCGCGATGGGCACGATCAGCCCTTGCGGGACCGCGCGCCACGCATGCCCCCCGAGCTTGCGCACGTCGACCGGCATGACGGTTGCGCTGCCGAGCTTCGTGATGACCGACGGATCGAAGTCGAAGGCCTCGAGCGTCACCACGTCGTTCGGCTTCAGGTTCCCCGCGAGCACGCATCCGCCGAACGTCGGCCACGCCACCTTGACCGAGAACGACGGCCACGGCTCGCCGTACGGAACGTCCGTGTCGAGGTCGAACCGAACGTCTTGCAGGATGGGCTGCACCATCGCGACCTGAGTCATCGCGTTGTAGGAAATGACGCTCGCAAGCATGGAGATATAGACCGACCCGAGGAGGGCGTCGGTGCCGGCGGACACGACTTCGGAGACTTGGACTTGGCGCTCCATCGCTCAGCCAACCCCCAGACCGATGCGAGCGCACTCCAGGCTATGTCCCCAATTCTCGGTGCTCGTGTCAGCCGTGGTCTCGATGTCGCGGATCCTGAATAGCCCCTGCACGAACTTCGCATTGACCTGGATCGGTTGCCCCGGGGCCAGCCCCGGCAGGAGAACCGTCTCGACGTGAAGGATGCCCTTCGTGTCGACCGTGGGGGAGCCAATCATGCCCGTGTTGGAGCTGAGCAAGTATGCCTGGCCCCCGAGTGGTTGCCCCTGCGTGAGCCACTGCGCGACGCCGCCCTGGATGCTGACCTCGAGCCCGCATGCGGTCGCAACGTCGGATAGAATCGAGTTGCTGTTGCCCTTGATGACGCACCCGGCAGAGAAGAGCGGGGCCGCGCGCAAGATGCTCGCAACCGACGCCAGATTACCGAAGCCACACCCCATGTCGTTCATGAGCTTCACCGCCACGACGTAGGCATTCGCGCCCGTGCCGAAGCTCGCGGTCGAACGCGCGAGCAGCTTCGCCTCGTCCCCGTCGCCCGTGTTCAGCTCCGTGATGAAGTCGGCGTCGTTCTGGACGGTCTGCGCGCTTCGCATCTGGCCCGCGAAGATCGTGCTCGAGTTGCCCACGTAGCCCGCCGCAATCGTCACCGGGACAATACTCGTCGGCGTGGCTCCCGGTGGAGCGCCCGTCGGCACGCTCGCCTTCGTATAGGACTCGATCGTCTGGCGCGTGGCGTCGGCGAGGTTCGTCAGCTTCAGGTCGCACGTGCTGCTTTCGCCCGGCTTGAGCGTGCGCTTGATCTTGAACCAGATGTCGAGCCCACTCTGGAGCCCGACGTTGCTAACCTGGATCGTTCCCACGGTCACCACGCACGAGCGCAGGAACAGCGAGAACGGCGCCGGGATCGCCGACTGCGTCACGTCAGTTCTTCTTTTTCGGCGCGCTCTGGAGGGTCTTCTCGGCCTTCTCGGCGGCGGACTTGTGCGTCGCGGCGAGCGCCTCGAAGTCTGCCTTGTCCTTGCCGGTCGCGGCCTTCGCCTTAGCGACATAGTCCGCCTGGAACTTGCGATGTCCGGCCGCAGCCTTCTTCGCATTGACGAGCTCCGTGCGGGTCGGAAGCTTCGGGGCCGCGGGCTTCACGACCTTCGTGACCGGCTTGCCGCCGCGATACGTAACCGTGTGCTCAACTTTCATGGTGTCCTCACTGTTGTCCGTAGGTGGATAGAGACGATGTCTGGGCGTTGGCAGCGATCTGAACAAACAGCGCCTCGATGGCCGCCACGTTGCCAGACTCTACGATCTGGAGCCAGTCGCTGGTGATGTAGTACAGCGTGCATCGGCCCGAGCCTGGCAGGAGATCCAGCATCGTCGGCGGCGACGTGTCGGGCTTCGATGATAGACAGATGAGGTCGCCGGGCGGTCGACGCGAGTCCTTGCATTTCCTCAGCAGCAGAAACCCGCACACCACCTTCACGCCGTTGTAGATGTCGACCCCGTCGGCGTCCGCGATGCTCATGTAGTAGCTCGCGCATCGCTGGTTGTAGTCGAACTCCAGCGTGTACTTCGTTCCCTCGAACGTCGTGGACTGGGTCCATGAAGGGTCCGAGAAGGTGGGGACGCTGAGAATCACAGGCCCGCTCCGGTGACAGCGGATTGCGTGGCCGGCGAGAAGTAGCCCACGACCGCAGCGAGCGCGGCGGATGCAGCCGACTGCTGGACGACGGGCGCGGGGTCCTGCCCACCATGATTGGCGGCCGGCGTGCCTCCGCCGGCGGATAAGTTAGGGATCGGCGCGGGCACGACCTGAGTGGTCACGATCCGCATCTCTTTGAAGCCGATCGTGATGTTCTCCCCCGAGCCTGTCTCTGCCGAACGCGAGAAGTCGAGGCTCTCGATTGCCATCGGGAAAAGCACTTTTTTGGTGCCAAGCACACTGAACAATTGCGCCGAGCTCTTGAGCGTCGAGAGAGCCGTGTGCATGGCTGCGACATAGTCCGTTTCGTCGGCGAACAAGTTCACGAGTGCCGTCGGTCCAGGCTGCACCACAGGGCTGAGACCCGCGGTCGTCGGAGTAGCGACGGTCACGGCCTTCCCCTGAAAGAGCAGGCCGGCGAGTAGTTCTCCGCCGATCGCTCCTATCGCGCTCCCCGTGCCGCCTCCTGCAACGTCACCAACAGTCCCCGCGGCCAGCTGAAAGAGCGACCTTGCAAGGATCTGGTTCTCCCAGATTGGATAGATGAGATCGCGCGAATGCTTCGTCCACGTGACCGTGGGCACATTGAGCGACGTTGGAGTCTCGGTCGGCTGATTCGCGCCCTGTCCGGAGTTGCTGGCCACCCCGAGCGGCTCGTTGGATATGTAGACTTGCAAGCTGCACGTGATGAGTTTGACGCGAACGTGGTCGGCAATGTTGCTGCCCACCTCGACGGCATGCTCAGTGATATCTGCTCCCTCGTCCCACTCTTCTTTGACGACCGCATCGAAGGTGAGCGTGTTGTTCGCGCCGCTCGCGTCGATGAATTGAACGACCGCCTTGGGCGCGGGACTCCCCGGAGCGCCGTACCAGTTCGCGCCAGAACCGACAGTGATCGACTGGGTCACGGCCTAGCCCTCGTCGTCTTCCCGTTCGTCATGTCGATCTGATTCGCAGTGGCCACGGCGCTCTTGATGGGCTTCACCACGGCCTGCGGATTGTTCGTCTGCACCGTGACCGTGACGGGGTTGTTCTGGTTGATCGTCGTGCTGCTCGCCGAGGAACTCGACGTGCTGTTCGGACCTCCCATGAGCATCGGAGGCGCTGTCGCGTTGAACGATCCCGGAGGCGACCAGCTGTCGTTTCCGCCGTACGGGTGCGGCGTCGACTTCAGCGGGAACTCGCTGTTGTCGGATGACAGACGCCCTTGAGCGCGTTCGTCGTTGAAGTTCTCGAGCTCCGGAATGCCGGCGCGCGCGCGCACGCTCTTCCTCGCCTTGTCCCAGCCAGCATCGGACTCATCCTTGTGCTGGTGCATCTTGTCGACGTCGGCATCGGCGGCGTCGCTGTACTGCTGCGCGGACCTTCGCCATCCCTCGGACTCAGTCCCCGACGAGTTGAGTTCGTGAGCCTTCGCGAGCAGCCATCCCACCTTGTTCCCGATGAACTGGATGGAGTTGCCCATGATCTCGAGCCCAGACAGCACCTCTTGCGCCGCGGCCTTCACGAGGTCGAACGCACCAACAAGTCCGTCGAGGTCCTCGCGTAGTTCCTTGATGCCGGTCTGCCCGAAGAGATCGCCGAAGACGCTCTTGCCTCCCTCGAGGGCGACCTTCAGGTCGTTGTACGCGAGGAGCACGAGCCCGATGCCAACGACCCACAGCACGAACGGATTCGTGATGAGCGCAAGCGCCTCCGCCTTCGTCATCGCGTTCAGCGCCGACACGATCTTCAGGATGCCGCCCACGATCGCGCCGGCCTTGAGGAAGTCGAGAGCATCCGAGAACAGGTGCGACTTCTTCTCCGTCTGCACGAGCCATCCCGTCAAGTCCTTCATCACCCCGATGATCTTCAGGACGCCGGGGAAGAGCTCCATCATGATCTCGCGCTTCAGACCGGTCGTCGCCGTGTCGACCTTGACGAGTCCCTCCTCGGCGAGCTTCGCGTTGCGCACGAACTCCTCGCCCAGGTTGCCCCCGAGCTCGTCGACTTCCTCGCGCGCCTTGCGGAAGGCCTCACCACCCTGATTGAGCGCGGGGATCATCTGTGCGCCCGCGCGCCCGAGCAGCTTCATGGAGATCCCGACCTTCTTCGTCGGGTCGTCCGTAGCCTTCATCTTGTCGGCGAGATCGGCCATCACGTCGATCGCCGGGCGCATCTGCCCGGAGCCATCCTTGATGGCGATGCCCATGCTGGTGAACGCTTCCGCCTGTTCCCCGGAGCCGCTCGCCGCCGCGGCCATGTTGCGGCTCAGGAACCGAAGCGCGCCGCTCGCGGACTCGGCACTTCCGCCAGCCGACTTCACGGCGAATGCGAACGCCTCGAACTCCCCCACGGTGACGCCGAGCATCTCGGTCGTGTGGCCCAGGGCGGCGCCCGCCTCGATCTGGCTCGAGATGAACTCCTTCACCTCATGAACGGCGAAGGCCTCCGCCACCATCTCCCCGAAGCCGGTGAGGGTCTCCTTGAAGCCCTCAATGAGCTTCTCGCCCTTCTCAAGGTCTTCGGCGTCAACGTCGATGCGAAAAACGGCGAGCAATTCTCGCAAAGCATTGGAGTCGCTCATGGGGTCTTCGTCTCCTGCCGCGCTCGCATGGTTGCCTCGGCGTCCTCGAACTCATTCAGCCACTCGTGGGCGACCATGCAGTCCACGATCGACCAATCCCGCTCGAGGTCGGCGAGCGAGACCACCTTCATCCGCTCGCTGAGGAGGATGCGCCAGAGGAACCAGCGGCCGCCTTCGGGTTCTCGGAGGCCGACGCCTCCACGGCCTTTGCGGACTGCGCGCGTCGGATGAACTCGACGAAAAAAGCGCCGAAGTTCGATTCGAGCGCTCCCTTCAGCCACTCGAGCGCCGCCATGTATCGGCCGGCGAAGTGGTCGTCATAGAGCGGCGCCAGCGGCGTGAACGTCACTCGGCCATCCCCCACGGTGTCGACGATGCCCACCTTGGTGCACTTCTTCATCTCGTTGCGGAGCCAGACGAAGTCCTCGATCGACAGATTGCGCATCAGCCGCACCAGGATGTCGGCGAGCGAGGTGGCCGTGAGCGACATCGCAAGGGCCTGCCCGACGCGGAAAAGGATCGCGTCTCCGGTCTCGGCACCGACCTGCGTAATCTCGTAGACGACCCCTTCGATCGTCAGCTTCGTAACCGTCCGGCTCATGCCCCAAAGGTAGGCAGGACGTCTATTCTTTCGAGATAAAGGCGAACTGCTGCACCGCGCCAATCCGCTGACGCGCGTGGGCCACAGCGGGCACCGGGGTGACCGATTGCTGTGCGAAAGCGAACTGCGTCACGCCTCGCGCTCGCTGGCGCAAGCGCACCAGGAGAGCGTTCTGCACGCCCACGACCGCCGACTGTCGGACGCCTAGAACGCGCTGCGCGACGGCGGCAGAGATCGCCTCGGCTTCCGTCGCCGACTGGACGACTCCCCCGACGCGCTGCGCGACCGTGGAGGTGACAAGCTCGGTCTCCGAGGCTGTCTGTCGAACGCCGGTCACGCGCTGGACGATCGACGTCGCGACAAGCTCCGCCTCGGCTGCTGTCTGCCGCACGCCCACGACATGCTGCGTCGCGCTCGTCGCGATGGTCTCGGCTACGGCCGCTGACTGGATGACACCGATGACGCGTTGCGCCGCCGTGCCTGAGATGAGCTCTGCCTCTGATGCGGTCTGCTGGACTCCACCGACCGATTGCGCCGCCGTGCTCGTGATCGTCTCGGCTGCTGTGGCGACCTGGGTGACCGACCCGAGCCCCTGGACGATGGCGGAGGCGTAGGACTGCGGCGTGGGCGTCGGAGCAGCCTTGACTGGTACGGGTCGCGCGAGCGCGACCCGTACCAGCGTCGCCGCGCCCCCGAGCCCCGCCGGCCCACGCAGGTACGGGGCGACCGTGCGCGGCACCGTGGCGAGCGGAAGGATGCGGCCGCCACTGTTCAGGACCTTTTGCGACCCAACGAGCGCGACCGGATTCGGAACGATGGCCGTCAGCCTGCCGCCGAGTCGAAGCGCGGTCTGGCCGCCCGTCAAATTGACGGGCGCAAGTCCGCTCGCCTCGACGAGGAGGAGCGCGTAGGACCCGAGTCCGCCCGCCACGGAGGGTTACTCCGTGTCGGAGGCGTACTCGCGCCAGGAGAATAGCGGCACGAATACGGGGGAGTTTGCGATAGCCATCACGACATACATCGCGAGGCCACAACCAGGCGGAATGGCGATCTTGCCGCGGATGTCCCATCCGGAATCGATGAGGTAGCCGTTTAGGAGGACGGCAGTAGCAGACGTCGAGCTCGCAACCGGGAACCAGTTGCCTACGGCGGCGTTTTGCAGCGTCACGCCCGACGTGCACACGAGGTTCGACTGCTTCGTGCTCGCGGGATTGGCGTTCTGGATCGTGACGTTCGCCGTGCTGACAGTGGCGATCGACGACGGAGCGAACTTTGGTGGAACGAGACACACCCATATGGCGCCGCCCGTCGCACCACCGGTGCCAGAGTTGTTGACCGCCGCGATGCGGTCGATCCACGCCGTCACGTTGTTGGCGATCGGGTTGTAGAGCATCCAGCTGGCCGCAGTGGACGGAATCGTGACGCCGGCCGCGACGCCAGTCGCGCCTTCTGCGCTGAGGTGGTAACGGCACCCAGCGCGCGTCATCTCGTCGCCGGACTCCTTTACCTGGTCGACAGCCAAGGACCCGAGCTCTGTGAACCTCGAGGCCAACTGGCTGGCAGCGCGCTGAACGAACCTCTGGGCAATGCCTTCGAATATCATCGTGTGCCTCGGTTGCTGAAGTGGGCGCCTCGTGAGTCGCTTAGCGTCAAGTTGTGAAATCCCGCGGCTGCAATGAAATCGGACTGCGCCTGGTCGCGTTGCGTGAGGCTCACCGTCTCGGCGATTTGCCGTTGCGAACGCGACTCGACGGCGAGTGGCTGGTCTTGAGTGGCATCGCCCCAGTCCTGCCCGTATGGACCGACCGCAATCTTGGACCGCGGCGCTTTGTAGAGCGTGACCGGGAGGTATTGGTCACGGCGACCGCCAACCTGGGGATCAATCGCCTCGTCGGAGATGACCTCCGACGTTCCCAGCGTCGTGCCGTCATTCGGGTTCTGTACGGGGGCACCCATCTTACTGGCCCACCGGCATCGAGACCGACCACCCCGAACAGCTCACGACGGCGCCCGTCACGATCGAAGCGGTCGCGAGAATCATGTCCGTTCCGGAGATCCCGGCGCTGCCATCGATCACGGCCGTCGTTCCGTTGCTGTCGTACGCACGGAACCAGGTCGCCGTCCCGGTGGCCGCAGCCGTCCCCGAGGTGATGGCGTTCGCTGTCTTCGTCCCGCCCGAGCTCGCCGTGAAGGCCGTCGCCGACAGGTTCAACGTCGCGAGGAGCACGTTCCCGCCCGTCGGAGCAACGTCAGGCGTCGCCGGTTGCGACCCGGACCAGATCTCTAGGAACCCGCTATTGAGCGGGTTCAGGCCAGCGTCCAGCGCGGCGTTCCACGTCGCGATCGACATATGGGTGTTCGCTGCCACGGCTAGCCTCCGTACCGCATGGATCCGTCCGCCGTGCCCGAGTCGTGGCGCGGGGCGGGCTCGGTGTCAGGGACCGAGTCAGCCTTCTTCTCACCGCACGCCGGACACGGCTTCTTCTTCGGAGCCGGGGCGGGAGGAATCGGTGTGTCAGTCACCCCGAGAAGATAGGCTTGAGCCTGCTACTCGGCCGCGTCGAGAACCGCCTGTCGCTTCGCCTGCTTGCGTTCACGCTCTGCCTTCGCGTGACACGGCCCGCAGCGTGGGTGTCCAGCATTCGTCGACAGCCGCGGACGGCCGCACTTCCGGCATGGACGCGCTGCACAACGCGCGCGGCGCTCCGGAGACCGCATGGTCGCCGTCATGCTCGCGACGTTCCTCGAACGGATGTCTGGATCTTGCCACTGCGCCTTGGCTAACGCTGACGCACGCTCGCGGCGACCTGGGGCATTGAACGCCGCCGAGATCGCTGGACCCATCTTCGCGAGGCGATTGGCGCGAGTCTCTGGATCCTTCCATGAAGCAGCCGAGGTCTTGGCGAGGTGGGCCTTCAGTCGTTCTCGCTCCGATGCGCTCATCGTCGGGCGACGCTTTGCTTGGGATGCTGTTCGACACGGCACGCACCGATTCTCTTGGCCAGTCTTTGGCTGACCACAAAACCGGCACGGTCTAGAACGAAGCTTCGCCATTCTTTCTGGAGACGATCGCCACGCCCGATACTCGGGGCGTGCCCACGGGCTGCGTCGATTGTCGTCGGACACGCGACCTCGGCCGCCCGGCATGAGGTTGAATCCGAACTCGACATGCTGCGTCGAAAAAGACGCGATCCACGCACGCTCGGCATCGTCCCCATCCTCCTGAGTTCTGCAGGTCTCTAGGACGTGGCGAACGAACGCCTCCGCGCCGTACTTGTGCATCGCGTTTACGAAGCGGCTTCGTCCGTCGTGCTTGCCGCGCAACGCAGCGTCGAGGTGGCCCCTCCATCGGCGCTCGAGACTGAGCTTCGTCTGCCCGATGTACCGACGGCCCGATGCGACATGAGTCACGCAGTAGATTGTCCACATTGTGGACGGTCCTACAGCGCCGGGACTGCGGAAGCTACGTCGACATATAACCTAGCGTAATCGCTAGACTTTCAGTTGCCTCCAATTAGCGGAGCTAGGGCAAGCACCCCCGAGATGCTCCACGACCGACCCTTGGCACCGCGGTCGAGCGTGATGTCTGCCGGCTTGCTGATCCACGCCGTCGTGCAGACGACGAGAGACGTGCCCTGCAGGTCCTTCATCACGAAGGACCCGATGCCAGCGCCGTTCGGCTGGTTGATGTCGAGCGCGTAGAGCGCGGAAAGTGCGGCGTTCGCGCTGTTCGTCTGGAGAAGATTCAGCATGATCTCGCAGCTGGGATCGTTGGTCTTCGACCGCGCGATCGTCCCGTCCGTGCCCTTCACGAAGGTGAAGCCCTCGGGGAACTTGATGCTGAGGAACTCCCCGTCGGCGTAGCCGGACTGGCCCGCGCCCTGGCTGATCGCTACGCCGGCGACGATGATGACGATCTGGTCGGCGTCGTACTCTTGGACGTTGAAGGTCGTCATGGAATCAGCTTCCCGTTGAGCACCGCGTTCTGAATCGCGCCTTGGAGACCGGCGGACCACGAGAAGCCGGTCACGTCGCGGCTCGCGCGCTGCGCGGACGTGAGGCTCGCGGCCGTGGGCGTGTTGACCTGGATGGGCCTCGCCGGGTCCTGTCCGTTCGGGAGGATGAAGTTGTATTGGCTCGTCGAGTAGAGGACGAGCACGCCGTAGATGGCGCTTCCGAGCAGTTGCAGCCCGAAGTCATCGAACGGCACCTTCGGTAGCCCGGCGAGCGTGGCCGCGACGGCCTGCTGAATCGCCAACGCCAGCGAGTCCATCCCGATGGTGAGGTCGAAGAACTGACCGGACGGAGCGCACCCTGGCCAGAGCCAATTCTGCCCGGCGACGGTCTTGTAGTAGTTCCCCTTCTTGCCGCCGGGGCCTGGGTTCGACGCGGTCATCGAGTTGATGACGAGCGCTTGGCCCTCGGTGAGAGTCGTGTCGCTGTCTGCCGGGACGAGGGGGAGACTCTTGTAGGCGAGCGTGTAGCTGCCAGGGTTCATCGCGAGCGCCTGCCCGCACGTCGCCGCGCCCGCAAAGCAGAGCAGCTGCTGGTCGTTCTGCTGGACGAAGGAGCGGTTGAGCGTCAGGAGCTCGAGCTCGCTGAAGACGTCCGTGGTGACCGAGCTCAGCGTGTTCTGGTAGTCACTCGTGTTGCCCCAGAACGTCTTGCCGCCCGTGCCCGTCGCCTCAATGAGCTCGGCCGCGGCTTCGATCTCAGCCTGCGAGTTGCTGTCGAGGAAGACGCCGTAGAAGGCTGCACTGTCGGCGGCGATCATCGCAGCCAGGTCGGACGCGATGCCGGGGTCGGTCGTGACGTCTTGGACCTGGATGTTGTGGAAGCCGTTCGCGACCCACGACTGGACGTCGTTCAACGCGCCGGCGACCTGCACGAGCTTCAGCACGGTCGGGAATGCAGGCGCCGGGCTATTGATGACCGAGACCGTGCCGATGTTGTTGGGAACCGTCGCGCTCCCCAGGAGGCCGATGAGGTATGCGAGATATGCCGCGGCCGTCGAGACCGTGCAGACGTTCGAGGCGTATCCCAGTGTGGTCGTCACGCCGGAGTACGGCGAGGTGAGCGTGACCGCCGACGCGGTGACGGCTTCGACCGTGTAGTACGTTCCGAGCTGCGTCGAGAACTGGAGGCTGTCGCCCGGATTGACGCCGGCGACCTGGCTCGAGGTCGTCGCGACCGTGGCGCTTCCGTTGATGACGTCGAACGTACCCGCGAGCGCCGCGACCGCCGTGGTCGGCGTCGCTGCGTTCGTCGTGCCGGAGTACGCCGTAGTGAGCGTGCCGGATGTCGAGGAAGAGACGAGCGCGGCGAGCGCGTAGTACACGCCGGGCTGACTCTCGAACATCAGGAGAGAGCCCTTGGCGAGCGTCTGCGGCCCCGAGAACGTGACCGTGGTCAGGCCATTGGTGACCGACGTGCGATCGGCCACCGTCGTCGTCGCGACCGAGCTCGCCGCGCCCCAGTACGGAGCCGTCAGCGTTGCGGCCGTCGATGCTGTCGTGGCCGCAGCGACTTCGTAGGTGACCGTGGGCTGAGCCGAGAACGTGAGGAGCTCGCCCTCCGTGAGCGTCTGCGCGCTGGCGAAGGTCACCGCCTCCGAGCCAGGCACCAGCGTGACGTCGCCGGCGAGCGTGATGCCGGAGCCGTCGATTCCGACGCCGGGGTTGATCACGTTGGTGTAGTTCAGCTGACTCGCGACACCGCCAGAGCCGACAAGCGTGAAGGCGTACGCGTCGCCGACCGTTCCGTCCGTACACGCGAGTTGGAGCGTCTGCGTCGGTGCCAGCGCGCGGCGACCGACCGCGAAAAGCGCAGGGGCATTGGGAGCCGCCGCGTAAGCCTCTGCCGCCTTGTAGACCGGACTGTACGTCTCGAAGCCATCGGCGACGAGCTCAGTCAGTACGGACGAAGTGCTGTAGACCTTCACCCGCGCCGGGTATTGCGTGTGATACGCGGCGATGAGCCCAACGTTGAGGCTCTGAACGGTCGGAGAGCTTGCGTCCGAGATTGCGAGAGTACTCTCGACGAAGTCGGAGAGACTCATCGGCCGCACCGCCCGCTAGCCGCCCAAGTTTCTGCCTCGGTCATGCCCGCGAAGGTAGGTGAGAGGCGTTTCTCTCTACGGGTCCAGCGCCCCCGGAGTGAAGCCGCCCCCGTTGACCGAGAGGGCGTACCCCTCGACCGACGGATCCAGCGTGTCGGCGGACACGACGTGGTTCATTTGCACGTCCATGTGTGCCTTCCAGATGGTGCGCCCGTTCGCCTCCGCTTCCGGCAGATTCGTGATCCGCTCGCACCAGCGAAGCGAGATGTTCGGCTGCATGAGGTCGTGCACGGCCGCCCGGTTGAAGCCGAACCGAAGGCGCGCGAGCACGTCTCTCGCCTTGAGCGTCTTCGTCAGGCTGTACGCCATGCACGAGAGAGTCACGTGGCGATGCCCGATCGTGATGGCGCTCTGCTGAGGGGGAGACGTCGCCGGATTCGGTTGCACCCGTCGCTCGTCCCGCCCGACGTCCTCGCTACCCGTGTCGAAGACCTCGATCCACGCGGCGACCCCTCCCGCAGCCTGCCCGAGGTGAGGCCGCTTCGATGCCCTCCATACGACCTGGACGCCAGACGCCAGCGTCAGGATCTTGAGGAATTGCTCCTCGGGGAAGATCTCGCCGGGAACGAATGGGTTCTGCTGCGTCATCCGCCGCCCCCAATCTCGTAGCTGATACTTGATCGCAACGATCCGGTGTCCACGAGAGGTGTCGAGCTCCCCTTCCCCTTCGCCTTGACCGTGCTCTCGGCGTTCTCCGGCCCGATGCCCGCAGAGATCCGCTGCTGGATGCTGCCGACGCACCAGAGACCGATGATGTCGAGGATCTGCTCCTTCGTCCGGTCGCCACGCACGACGGACTTCATCAGCACCGTGAACTTGTCGCGGATCTCGGCCTGGTGCTCGTCGAACCACGCGCGGATGAAGCTGCGCTCTGGGATCCTGTCCGTGCCGAACTCGTTGAAGATCCCGACCTGGAGGATGGTGATTGCCTCGTCGGCACCGTTGTCATTCGAGGCCTGATCGGCCTTCCGGACATACGGGCGGTCGCCATCCTTTGCGAGCAGCCCGACGCGGACGACCGGCTTCTCTTTCGCCATGCCGTACAGGCGCTCGACCAGGGCCTTGTAGCCTCGATCCTTGTCCTCGATGCGCGTTCCAGGCACGCGGCAAAGGTAGCCTCCAACCCGCCACAAAAACCGAACGGACGCGAGCACACCACGTCCTCGCGTCCGCCGGCCCGCACCGTCACCAGGAGCAGCGGACCGTAGCTCAGGTCTGTTGGACGTTCCAGCTGGAAGCGCCCGACGTGCCCGTGTACGGCGCCGTGAGCGTACCGCTGGTGCCGTCCACGTTCGCCGCCAAGGCGTACAGCGCGCCCGGCTGGAGCCCGACGAAGGCCATCACCGTCCCCGCTCCCAACGACTGCGGGATCGAGAAGGTGACGTTCAGCGAACCGTTCACGAGCGTCACGGTGCCAGAGCCAGGCTCGAGGACGAACCCGGGCGCCGGGCCCGCTGGACTCCCCAGCCCGAGCCCCGCGACGACCATCCCGCCAGCGACCGACCTCATGAGCTCGTCGAACTTCCGGCCGTATGTCGTCTCCTGCGTCGGCTGGAGCATCGTCTCCGTGCCGAACGCCGTGCTCTGCAGCAGATGCGCGGCCAGGTACCCGTGGGCCAGGTCCCCGACCGACAGTGGCGTGATGGGCAGCCCCTGCTGGCTCGTGCTGGCAAACTGCGGCCAGACCGAGAAGTCAGGTCCGCCCATCTCGACGGCGGCGAGCATCAGCTTCCCGCTTACGACGTTCGGGCTTGTCTCCGCGAACTCCGGGAAGAGCTGAAAGAACGTCGCCGGGGTCATTGGGGCTCAGTAGTTGAACAGGTCAGAGACGAGCTTCTGGAACGCAAGGAAGTCCTTGCGCTCGACGTCTCCGAAAGGCGCCTGCCGGCTGAACCCGTGAGAATCGCCGCCGCGAGAAGCGCGCCACGCGCCCGGGTTTTGCTGACGCCAGATCTTCACCCAAAGCCGCGCCTCGTCGGTCGTCATTGCGTCGACCTCCGGCTTCACCATCGACGCGTACGCAGCGAGGAACGCCGCATGACGCGGGCTGATCGACTCATTGTCCGCGGCGAACTCCTGGCCGACAATGGCTCGCATGAATGCGTGCCCAGACGGTGGCGGCCCCTTCTCTTTCTTCGGCGGAGCCTCTACGGCGGGACTGGCTTTCTTCGACTTCGGGTCGGTGGTGACGGCTGTATCGTTCATGATGCGAAGGTAGCAGTACGCACGGGAAAGGCCTAGTACAGGGCCAAGTACGTCCCAGTACTACTGGCGTGTCGCGCCTTCAGGATCGCGAGAGGTAGCACCTGTCCAGTCGTCATCGTGATGCCCTGGTTGGTGTTCCCAACCGTGCCCGTCGCAGTACCCAGGAAGTCGCAGTAGAGGATGCCGCCCGTGATGCAGAGCACCGCACTCGTGCGCGTGTACGGAGCCGTTGGCACCCAGTCCACCGACGAGATCGTGATGGGTTCCGAGTTCGCGTAAAGCTCGCTCATGCTGGCCTCCGTGCGAGGTTCTGCTTTTCGACCTCGGAAAGCAGCGACGCCAGCGGCGCAAAGGGTCGCGCCACGTCGCTAGCGAGACGATACCCGCCGCCATTGTAAAGCGGCGCGAAGGGCTCGTTGTGCTGCTTCGCCAACGCACGCCGCTCACGGCGCGAAGGGATCCGAACGGCGTGTGCTTTCATGCGGCGAAGGTAGCGTCGAAGGACATCCCAGCGGCCAGCTTGACCTTCGCGAGGATGGCCGCTGTCCGCTTGGTGCAACAACACTCCGAAAACCCTAATGATTACGCCTACTTCTAGGCGCCATCAAGGTAAGTAATCCCCAAGGGTTGGGGACTAAATGCCCCACCGATGCGCGAGAAGCATGGCACTTCCCACACGAGCGCGGTGATTTGCGGGGCGAGCTGAGTGAACGGCTGCGGAATGACGAGCGACGCCACCTCGGGATCGCGGTCGTAGACCATGATGCGGGTGTAGGCGCCGCCTGGATACCCAGTGGCCACGCTGCCGGGGACCGCGCCTGCGTTGAGCAGGATCGGCCAGTAGTCGAAATGGAGGCCGGTCTGCTCCTCGAGGAAGGTCAGCAGGCTCTTGCTGTTGAACAGCGTGGACTGCGGGATCGTCTTGAGCAGCGAGTAGAGGTTGACCGGAAGGAGGCAGTCGGTCGCCTCGAAGTGGCCGTTGCTCTGGATGATGGTGTTGGCCATCGCGTTGAGGTCGGATGCGAGCGCACCGACGAGCGTCGACGACAGGGCTGCCGTTGTTGCGGCGGCTGCTACCTGAGCGGCCCACGTGCCTGTCGAGACCTTGGTCGTCGCGACCATGCCTGGGAGGTTCGTGATGCCAGCGACGCCAGCGGCAGAAGAGCCGAGAGCGAAGATCTGCTCCTCGAGGGCCTCGATGGCCTGACGAGCAGCGTCCGCCTTCAAGGCCTCAAGCGGGATGTTCGCCATCGAGGCGGACATCTGGTTGATGACGTTGAAGTTGTAGGAGACTCCGAGCGTAACGACCGGCGCCTGGAACTCCTCGCCGCCCACGTCCGCATTGGGGAGATCCTTCGCGTTGCCGTTGTTGATGATCGCGGCATTCCCGAAGCGCTGCGACATCCGGTACGTGTAGGACAGCGCGCCGGGGTCGACTTCGCTGTTGATCGGGAAGAACTCCTTGGCGCGGTACTTGGCGTACTTGGCCTGGTAGACCTTCGACATGATGTGCTCGAGCTCTCGAGCAAATGCGAACGTCTGTCCCGCGTCCATCTTCCAGCCGAACTGGTGACGGACATAGGCGTGGAGGTCATCAACGCTGTCGCAATGAAGGAGCCCGGCGGCGGGGTTGAATCCACCGGAGCCGCCGGCCCACATGCTGACGCCGTTGACCGTAGAAAGCGGTGAAGTGTTCATCAGAGGTTGATCTCCACCGGAATCGAGTTGTACGTATTGCCGAAGACGTCCGTCATCGCTTGACCCGTTCCGCCGTAGAGGAGGTCAGGGTTGTAGACCGTGACGCTCGGCGCGATGTCGATCTCGTTGCCCGAGACCGCGGACACTGCCGAGAAGGTGAACACGCCCTGGCTGTGCGCGCCCGTCGAGGAGTGCTCGACGTTGATTGGGCCGGAGCGCGTCGCAACGCCGCCGCCGTCGGTCGCGGCCCAGATGCGACCCTTGCGCATGACGGGGACCGACTGACCCTTCAGGTAGCCGCTGGACGACGAGCCGGCCGTCGATGCGGGGACGGGGAACGTCACGTAGTTCTCTTCGACGCCGAGCGGGTCGAAGAGCGAGATGCCGAACGCGCTCGGGTTGAAGTTCGTCCCGGTCGTGGAGTCCTGCATGGGAACGAGCAGGCCTGCCCCGTTCAACTCGCAGTAGACACCGAACGGAATGGCGACCGCGGCGATGCGCGACACGACGTCGCGATTGCTGGCCTCGAGGTCGAACGCCATGCCTGGCTGACCGGCAATCGCGTTCTGCGGAATGCTTGTCTGCGGCATCAGCGTGCCCCTTTCTGAAACATGCGGTCCTTGCGATCGACTGCGGAGACGTAACGAGCCTTGTCGCGCTTGATCATGTCCTTGCGCGCCTTGGCGGCGTCCATTTCCATGTCGTCGTCCTCGTCTTCGTCCTTCTTCTTCCCGTCGACGCGGGGTCCAGCCGCCGCGTGATGGGCTGCGCCGCGTGCCGTGTCGACGCGTGCCGCGTGGTCGATGGCCTGGCGATAGACGGCGTCAAGCGCGTCGCCGTCGAGGGCCGTGCCGTCCTGCTTGACGAGCTTGAAGTTCGGCTCGATGACCGCGAGGACCTCTCGGCGGATGTCGTCCGGCTTCTTGCCGTCCGCCTTCCACTTCGCGCCCGACGGGTCCTTCGATGTCGAGAAGACCTTGCGGGCCATCTCGCGAAGGCTGACGATCTCGTTGATCGTCGAGTCCTGACGAGCCTGGTTCTCCAGCTCGTTCTTGGCCTCGTCGAATCGAGCCGCCTGGGCCTCGAGCAACTGGGTCTTGGCGCGGAGCACCTCGAGTTCCTTGGCGTCTGCGACGGCCTTTTCGGCTGCCGTGGTCGCTTTGGCGGAGTCGGCGCGAAGCGCTGCGAGCTCCTCATCCTTCGACTTCAGATCAGCCTCGAGTTTAGCGAGACGCGCTTTCTCTTCTTCGGTCATGCCCGCGAAGGTAGGTTTGACCGTTTCCTGATCTTCGTTGAGAGCGGGAGCATCCACGTGTGTCTCGCCGACTTCGTCGACAGTCGTGCTGACTCCGCCATCCATGTGAAGGCTGACTTCAGGCCCCGCGCGGCCCCATCCGGCCGGTCCGAGCGCGACGTGATTGCCGATCGGATTCGTCTGTACGCAGTCGTATTTCTGCCCGTTCCACTCACCGGGCGTGGGGTCGATGCCGCACTCGTATCCGCAGGAGATCTCCTGCAGCTGCTTCGACTTCACCTTCTGGATCGTCTTGCCGTCTTGGATGTGGAGCTCGGCCCGAAGAAAGCGCCCGTCTTGGGTCGGCGTGTCCCCCACGTGGCCGACGGCGTGGGCTGCCCAGTTCGACGGGTCTACGCGCCCAGGATGGTCCTCCGTGATCGGGGCTCCCTTGAAGCTCTCGCGCGCGTCGGCATGGAAGGCCTCGTCAGGATGCACGAGCTCGCGTCGCGTCGAGCCGTCCGCGAGCCGATACTCGAGAACGCCGGTGCGGCGCAGGTTTCCCGAGACAATGAGGCCGCCCGATGGGCCTTGCCGAGTCTTGGAGATCGCCGACCTATCGAACCGAAGAACGCGCTCTTCTGCCATGCGTCCAAGGTAGGAGCGCGGGCCTCAAGGCTACCTTTTGCCTCATGGTGATTCCCGTGCTGGTGGACCGGTTTGGACGGCCTATGGAGGCGTCGCCGGAGCGCGAGCAACACAGCGATTCTTGGAAGAACTACGCGACCGGCATCGGCTCATCGGCAGACAAAACAAGGCATGGCCGTTTCTTCCCGGTCAATCGAATTTTAGACCAAGAGCTGACCAGCCTCCACAACGGCTCGGACATAGCGGCCAAGATTGTCGACCAGCGGCCCATCGAGATGTTCCGCCGCGGGTACGACATCGAGTGCGACGGGCTCTCGGCGAGCCAGACCGATGATCTGAGGGAGTTCGCGACCGAGGAGATGGACCTCGACACGAACATGAAGGAGGGGATGCGCTGGGGTCGGCAGTACGGCGGCTGCCTGCTGCTGCTGAACATCAACGATGGCGGCTATCCGTGGGAGCCGCTCGACGAGGAGAACATCCGCAGCTTCGACAGCATCTCGCTCGTCGACCGCCGGTACGCGTACGTGCAGAGCCAGTACTCGTCGATGAACCGCGCGAAGTACGGACTGCCGGAGATCTACATGATCTCGAATGCCGTCGCGGTCTCCGGCTGGAATAGCCACGGGCCGCTCGAGAAGAAGACGGGCTGGCAGATCGTGAAGGAGGGCGGCATGGCGTCGCTCGTCCACGAGTCGCGGGTCATCCGCTTCGACGGGAACGACACCGACATCGTGACGCGGCAGACGCTCGCCGGCTGGACGTGGTCCGTGTTGCAGCGCGTCTACGATGCCATGCGCCAGTTCGAGCACGCGTTCGACAGCGTTGGATACCTGCTCGCCGATGCGAGTCAGGGTGTCTTCGTGCTCCAGGGCCTGCTGAAGGCCATCACGAGCGGCCAGCGTGGCGCCTTCGCGGACCGGCTCGCGCTGATGGAGTACTCGCGCAGCGTCATGCGAGGCATCGCGCTCGACGCTGGGGACGCGAACCACGCTCCGGAATCATTCACGCGCGTCCCGACGCCGCTCGGCGGTATCGCGGAGATCATCGACCGCATGATGCTGCGCCTTGCGTGCGCGGCCGACATGCCGGCGACCAGGCTCTTCGGGCGAGCTCCCGCGGGGCTGAACGCGACCGGGGACTCCGACACGCGCGCCTGGTACGACACGATCGCGAGCGAGCAGGAAGTCGACCTCACGCCGAAGTTGAAACGCATCTACCGGCTACTCGCGATGAGCAAGCAGGGTCCCGTCAAGGGCGGCAAAGACCTTCGATTCAAGATCCACCACAAGCCTCTCTGGCTGCCGACCGACGCGGAGACGGCGGCGACGAGCTACACGATTGCCAAGCGCGACCAGATCTACCTGCAGACCGACGTCGTGAAGCCGGAGGAGGTCGCCGTCGACTTGGGCGACACGTACCCGAACCTGGACGTCGAGGCGCGCGAGGAGGTGCTCAAGGCGCAGAAGAGCTTCGAGCCATATCCAAACGACCCCGAGCCGAAGCCCACTGGCCCCGGGGGCGGAGCGGGACCGGCGAAGGGCGCCTTCGGCGCTGGCCCTGTCAGCCCGACAGGATCGGCCGCAGTGAGCGGCTCGGGCCAAGGCGAGCCCATCGGTGGCCCGCAAGTGCCGATGCCGCTGCTCGGCGGCGGAATGCCCCCAGCGAAGGCCGGCGGCAAAGTGCCCGTCGCGACGGAGGGCACGCCGTCCAAGCTACGCCCAGTCCCGAAGACGAAGGCCAAGAGCAAAGCGGGCAAGGACTCCGCCGACGCGCACGACCCGAAACAGCCGCGCGACCGGGGTAAGCTCGCCGAGCAGCGCGCCTCTGCGTCGAGCCGCGACGCTGCGCTCTTCAGCACTGCAGCCGATGCGAGCGCCGAGCCGGAATCACACCTCGAGGCAGCGACCGCGCACGCCCACGCATCGGTCGAGCGACGGATGCTCGCGGCGCGCCATGCCCGTCTTGGGAACGACACCGCGGCGAAGAAGCACCTGGCTGTCGCCGCCGACCACGACAAGGCAGCGACCGCACACATGATGAAGGCCGGGGAGATCGGTGGCGGCAGTGGCGACTGACAAGCATCCGATCACGTGCGTCGAGCGTGCGTCTCGCTTCGAGCTCGAGTGCGTGCTCTGTCAGCCTGGCACTTGCTTCGCTCGGTTCCCGCGCAACGTCACCGCGACCGCAAAGCACTTCTCACCGCACGCGTGCCAGGGATTCAAGGAACGGATCCTTGACATCTTCGGGTGCGACGGCGACCGGCGCCTCGTGCCGAAGGGGACGCCAGGCTGGCTGCCGCACGATGGTAAGCTCGGGAGCCGGCCGGACAATCACCCGCCGGAGGAGTGATGCCCAAGCGCGCGAAGGCCATGGCGAAGGCGTGGGGCGCGTCGAAGCGCGCCGAGTCTCGCTACGTGCTCGACCTCGTCCAGATCATGCGCGGCACCCACGACGGCATCATGAAGGTCGTGGAACACGAGCACCTGTCGCCGCCCATCCACTCGGACGCAAAGAAGCCGCCCGCGGGCCTGGGGACTAAGCTCCTGCAGCGCGTGGTGAAGTGGCAGAAGCCACGCGTCGAGGACGCCTTCGACCGGATGTCCGCCGGAGTCGACTCGAAGACGCAGGCAGCCGCGGTCCTCCACGGCATTCACGTCAAGCACGTCGCCGGCGTCGACGCGGCAATCGACCACGCGAGACGCATGAACGTGGCACTCATCGCCAATGCGACGAGCGACTTCCTCCAGCAGGTTCGCGAGACGCTCGAGGAGCGCGAAGGCGAGCCGCCCGAGTCCATCCGCAAAGCGCTGCAGGAGCGCACCGACGTGTCGAAGAGCCGGGCGATGCTCATCGCAAGGGACCAGACGCTTCGTTTGAATAGCCAGATTGCTGAGCATCGCCAGCGCTCTGCTGGGATCACCCAATATCGCTGGTCGACAGTCGGCGACGAGCGTGTGCGGCCGCGACATGAGGAACTCGATGGGGAGATCATCTCTTGGGATGATCCACCTGAAGTGGACGACGACGGCACACTCGCGCATGCAGGTCGGGATTTTCAGTGCCGGTGCACCCCCTCTCCTATCGTTGACGAGTTCGAGGAGGCTGACGAGCCAGGCGAAGAAGACGACCTCGCCGCCGAGTGAGGCGTTTCAGTCGATGGCGTGACGCGAATGCGTGGTGCTGCCGAGTGACATGACGCTGTCCGATACGTCACGCACCGTCCAGAAGAGTCCGACTGCGAACATGATCAATCCCATCATGACGAGCTTCGGATTCGCAGAGAGCGCGTATATGAGCGCGCCCACGACGGTAACGAGCAACGGGATGAGGATGATGAGCATTGTCTTCGCCTTTGGTTGGTGCCCGGTGACGGTCTCACGCCCCGGGCGTGACGCCTGTACGCAAGGGTCACGCCACCCATGTGCCAGTCAGCTGCGCGCCCTGAATGACGCCCGGCAGAACGAACGCGACGGAGTGGTCGACCTCGCACAGCACGGCGTCTCCATGCCCCGTCGCGATCAGCCACGGGATCATCGGCCCGAATGGCGGGTCGAGTGGCCACGACATGCGCCGGATCTGCATGGCGTTCAGCCCGAGGATCGAGATCGCGCACGTGCAGCACCGAATAGGCATCGCCGGCACCGCATCGTCGTCCGCCCGCGCTCGCATGCGACGGAGTTCCACTGCTTGCCCTTCGGGTCCATCTGCACGTTGCAGCCGGCGCACTTCCCCTTCTGCGTCTTCCAGGCTGCGTCGACCATCTCTTGCGACCAGCCAGTCCGATGTTTCCGGTTCCATTTCGCATAGAGATGTGGATGCGTCTGCCGCCGGCGCCTGCCTTTCACACGATGATTCTCACTATGTCTCGCGCGAACGCATGGCGCGCACACTCGGCGGAGCTTCCCCGCCTTCGTACGCAGCATGACCTTCCCGCATCGGCAGATCTTCGACGCCTTGGGCACGGTCATGACTTTCTCAAAACTTCCTCCTCGCCTCGGCGCTCATCTCTGCCGGCGTCGGGTCGCGCCCATGCTCCTCGTGGAACGCTGCCCACCACTCCGGGGAGCCGACGACTTGCTCGGAATGGACGCCGAAGTGCAGCGCGCCGCCGAGCCAATTCTTGCCGGCGATGTCTCGCGCCTTCAGGCACCGATCGCACAGCGCTGGGCTCCCGCTCTTCGCCATGCAGCTCGCGCACTCGTAGAGGTCCGGGCGAGATGCCGGGGACGGCGATGAATACGGCAACCTGTTCTCTCGCTTCTGACGCTCGACGGCCGCGTTGATGGCGAGGTCCGTCTCTTCGCGCACCTTGCGCTCGGCCGCCGCCTTGATTGCTTCTGGCCACGTAAACACGGGATTGCAGGCTGCGTCGACCATCTCTTGCGACCAGCCAGTCCGATGTTTCCGCGTCAAAACTTCCTCCTCGCCTCGGCGCTCATCTCTGCCGGCGTCGGGTCGCGCCCATGCTCCTCGTGGAACGCTGCCCACCACTCCGGGGAGCCGATGGCTTGGTCTATTGCAGCCTGAAACGCCGCCGTGTCGTCGGTCTTCGTGTCACACGACAGGCGTCGCCGCTCCAGCATGAGCACGCGCGACAACGCGACCGCCTCATCGACAGTGTCTGCGGAGATGCTTCCGTCCTGGTGAACGCGGTAGCTCACGGAACGGGTTCTCCGGCAACGGGCGCGTTGGACACGAGATGATCCGGACACGACGCCATCGCCTTCTTCGCGAAGAACGACGCCTCCTCGAGCTTGGTGCGGACGAGCGCTAGCTCCCGCCCGACCGGGCAGAGCGCCTCTAGCTTCGTCAGTAGCTCGTCGAATGCCTCCGCGATCGCGCGCGCATTCTTCTTCCCCTCATCGTTCAGCATGTGAACCGTAAACTCTTTGTGCATCGCCATAAGGTAGGCGTCGTCTCATGCTGAGTCAATAAACGGGTGCGCCCTTATTGTTGGCGCGCCATGCAGTCAGGATTTCTGCCCAACCGGGACCTTGCGCCGCCTTGCCAATTGCCAGATTCAATGCGGGCGCGAAGTCCGCGTGTCTTCCGTCGCGAGTGATCGGCAGGTCGATCTTCGTGCCGTTCGCAGTGAGCCTCTTCCGTGCGCTGAGGAGATCTGCGCGCACAGTCGGGTCTGGAGAGAGTTCGACCTGTCCCGAAATCACTCGGTTGCGCAGGTCCAGCCACCGCTGGTCCTTCTGCACCGTCGTGTCGCTGTCAGTGATGACCGTCAGCCTGGACTCCTCGGCGAGTTCCGAAAGGAGACCCGCACCCCACGAGTCGCTGTGTACTTCGCGAAGACCGTATGCGCGGAGCTCCTCCGCAAGCTCTCGCAGCACCACCTTTGCCTTCAGCGGCTCGAGTGTGCTGCCCTGCCACTGCCTAGTGCGAGCGACGCGGAAACGCCCGTTTTCTGGATTCCCGTCGTGAGACGGTGCGTATCCAACGATCACGAGCGTCCACGCATTGCGCGAGATTGCCGGGTCTTGCGCGGCGAAATAGTGCCATCCAGCTTCACGTGGCAACGTCATCGAGTGCTCGCGAGTGTGCTTGATAAGGTCTGATTGGATGAAGAGCCCTGACTCGGCATCGGCAAAGAGGCCCAGCACGTCGGTCACGTATGCACCTTCATCCGTCAGGCGGACCGTTTCGCATGCTTCGGGCGTCCAGAATCGTGGATTTAGCTGCGGTCCCGTCGCTTGCACGAGGACCATGAATTGCGACGGACCCTTGTAGGATTGCACGGCCTCGAAGATCGGCCCTCGAGCAGCCCACGGACTCGATACGGCGATGAGCTGCGCACCCTTGACGAGCGAGAGCCTCGCGATGACTCCGGCTCGCATGTCGTCATAGTTGACGATGCCGTCAGCCTGCCCTTGCTGCCTCGCCGCTTCGTCAAAGATTGCCGCAACGGTCCAGCGACTCACGAGAGACCCGCCACCAGCCTTCCCAGCAGCGATGACGATCTCGACCTTGCGCCCGTCGTCGCGACGGATGAAGACGCGATCTTGCGTGGCCTTCGGCTTCTTCACCAGATACCGGCAAAGTGCCCCCCCCTCTCGTTCAAGAGCGCCCATGAGATGTTGCATGACAACCTTCGCCTTGTCCTTGTCGAGACTGACTACGCTGACGCGCGCGATCTCAGTCTGAGAGATGAAGGACAGGTCGATCGTCAATGCGATCTTCAGCGCCAGCGCCGCAGAGAACAGGCTTTTGCCTGACCGAATGGCCGCTACGATCACGAACTCTTTGGGCGGCTCATTCGGAAGTTTGGCGATGACATCGGGGCCTCCGAAGACGGTGGACACCACCGGATCATGGGCCAGATCACCAAGCGGCAGACCGTCCGCCGCTCGCGCGATTGCGCGCTGAAGCGGGCTCGCCGTCGTCAGCCCAAACGCGCGCGGACCGACGAGAAGCGCCTCTGTGCTGACAGCCATGCTACCGGACCATCCGGAGCGTCGCGCCTCCGGCCGCTGAAGTGTCTATCATTGCTGGGCGCCGCGTTCCTCGTCGAGACGGAGCTCGTCCTCAAGGCTAAGCGTCGGCTTGACTTGCACGTCAACGTCCTCCAGCCGCTTTGGTGGAGGTGTGATGGCGTGGACATGATCTAAGACGGCCTTGGCCGCCGATATCCCCGCCTGAGTCTGCCTCCCCTTCGGAGCATCCCGCACGACGCCGCGCAGGTACCCCAGCGACTCGGCCGCCATGACCTCCGGTCCGGCGTTCGGGTCAAGCTCGTCGGTCTTCGTCTCCACGAGCTTCGCGACCACGCCTGCCTTGTGGAGCTTGTCTCGGAAGGAGGCCGCGAGGGCTTCCGTCTCGAACTCGACGAGGACAGCGGCGCGTCCGGCGATCGTAGCCACCCCCTGACCCCCAGGCTGCATCGTACTAGCCTCCACTACGGCGGGAGGCGCCTTTATCTCGGCCGAAGGGGCCGGCTCTGGCAACTCCCATCCGTCAACCGGGATCTGCCAGAGACGGGCAGCGTTCTGCCGCAATGGCAGCTTCGGCACATGGAGACCGTTTAGCAGATGGCGGATGGCCCCTTCGCTCACCCCCAGTTCTTGAGCCACGATTCTGACCTGTCCGAGTTTGCGGGTGACCTCCAACAGGGCGGCGGCAGACGGACTCAGCGGCTTCTCGGGCGATCGAACGCGTCTCATCTGGCGAACGTAGTGGATCGTAGTAAGACTTGCGGCGTGACCATTCTACGCAAAAAGAAGGAGTACCTGGTCGATCGGCTTTCCTCGCAGCTGAAGAATCTGTCGGACGCACAATACGATGACCCGAAGTGGTCTTGCACACGGGTCGAGCAGCGTTTCGCTGAGGCGGCCATCAGCAAGGGCAAGACGATCACACGAAACGGCTGGCCCGACTTCCTCGTCCGCGAAGGCGGTAAGACCTACGGCGTGGAGGTGAAGAGCGCCCACGACTACGTCCGAACGTGCCAACGGGCCATGTTCGAGATGCTCGAACTGGCTGGCATCAAGGTCTACGTCTGGACACCCACACACCCGCTCGTCCTGATCCCTTGGCGGAAGTTCTCGGCCGCACGGATTCAGCGAACCAAGGACCGCCTCGTGAGGGTCCGCGGCCTCGCTACTGTCGAGCGACTACCTCCGAAGCAGTACCCAGCCTGGGGCCCGATGTCGCGGTGATGCCATGAAGAGGACGTCTGGGCCATTAAGAGGCCCTCGCGAAAATCCTGTCAAGCTGGGCGTGCCGTAGTACGCTTTTTTGATGATCTTCAGCATCGGCTACCAGCGCATCACGCCGGCGTACCTGGACGGGCTCTTGAGGTCGCTGGGGGCGCAGCTGGTGGACGTCCGTGGCGGGAAGGGGCGGAGCAAGGCTGGCTTCGGCTGCCGGCAGCTGGAGACGCTCCTGGGTCCGGGCAGGTACCAGTGGCGTGGGGACTGCCTGGGGAACCGGGGGACGAACCACGTGACCGAGAACGGGCTGAACTGGCTTCGGGATGCGTCGGAGGTGCAGGGGCGGACGCTCATGCTCATGTGCATGGAGGAGGCGCCTGGGGACTGCCACCGGCACTTCCAGGTGGCGATGGGGCTGCTCGAGCGTGGCTGGGGGGATGTGCGACACATCTACCAGGACGAGGTCGTGAGCGCCTCGGAGCTCGAGCGGAGCATCCGGGAGAAGCGCGACTACTGTTTCCTACCGCTGTCCAAGTGGCAGTCGATGGGGCACCCGGATGTCGGTTGACGTCGGGTGAAGCCGGTGACTGTTTGGGTGTGGGTTGGAGGTGTTCCTCGGCTTGCGACCGGAGAACGACGCGGTCTAGCTGGCTCTGCTGGCCTTCCCGCCGGTGGCGTTCTCCCACCGTTCGACGATGACGTCGCAGTATGCCGGGTCGAGTTCGACGGCGGCGCACCATCGCCCGGCGGCCTCGCATGCGATCAGGCTCGAGCCACTGCCCGCGAAGGTGTCCAGGACGAGGTCGCCCCGATTGGACGAGTTCCGGATGGCCCTGTCGATGAGCGCCAGCGGCTTCATCGTGGGGTGCTGAGCGTTTCTGGCTGGACGCGGGATCTCCCAGACGGTGTCCTGAGTCCGGTCCTCGAGCATCCGGTGACCGGCCCCGAGCTTCCAGCCGTAGAGGATGGGCTCGTGACGCCAGTGGTAATCCTGACGCCCCATCACGAATCGGTCCTTCACCCAGATGAGGCACTGTGCGAGCTTCCAGCCGACATCGAGGACCGAGCCACGGAAGTTGAGGCCTTCCGAGTCCGCGTGTGCGACGTAGAACACGGCTCCGTCGCGCATGCCGGTGGATGCGGCGCTGAACGCGTCCACGAGGAACTGGCGGAAGTCTCCGTCGGCCATGGTGTCGTTCTCAATGGTGAGCGCGTCCTTCGTCTTGCCCACGTAACTCACGTTGTACGGCGGGTCGGTCCATAGCAGGTCCGCGAGTGCCCCCCCCCCCTGCGTGAGCAACCACCGCAGGCTGACAACTATCGCCGCACACGAGCCGATGCTTGCCGAGGAGCCAGATGTCGCCTGGTTTCGTGACGGGGTCTTTGGGCAGGTCCGGAACGTCGTCCTCCTCGGGCGGCCCTTCACCCGCATCCAGCAGCGCTGTGATGTCCTTGTCGTCGAAGCCGGCTGCTTTCGATCGCTCTTGGCCAATGCCGCGAAGGATCTCCGCGAGTAGCTTGTCGTCCCACGCCGCATCCTGGTTGAGGCGATTGTCCGCCAGCGCATATGCGTCCGCCTCTTCCTCGCTTTCGAACTCGTGCCAGATCACTCGGGCCACGCCGGCTTGAGGCGCGCCTTTCGGGATGAAGGCGGGGTCGGCTGCCAGAAGCTTCGTGAGCGCTTTCAGCCTGGTGTGGCCGGCCACCATTCGGCCCGCGCTGCGCCATATGACAATGGGGGCCACGAATCCGAACCGTTCGATGGATCTGGCCACCTTATCGACAGGCGTTCCATCGTTCTTGCGCGGGTTTTTCGCCCATGGGCGGAGTTCTGAAATCGACAGCCACTCTTCGGACATAAGAAAAGCTAGGCAGGCGCTTGACGCGCGCGGGAACCGCGCGTATATTCTGTCATGTAGCAAGGGACGCCACCCCACAAACGAAAGGCTTTTCCGATGACGCGCCGGGCCGCTCGCGCGTAGCTCGCCGATCGCGTACGGCGCCCCCCCATCTCGGGGGACGTCGTGCGCGGCATTCGAGCCGACACTAGAGAGGCTAGACCATGTGGATCGACCATGACTACTACGGCAGCGTATTGGGAGAGGGCGCAACGGGATATCTCACGCGCATTCTGGACACGAGCACAGGAAGTGAGCGCTACTTGCTCCACACTTCTCCCGAGCGGAAAAACCGTAGCGGCGAGCCTGTGCTCAACGGATGGGCGGGCGAGACGAACAATCGAAGCCGCACGGCCGTTGGCGTGTGGACCGTCGTGCGTTTCAATCTGTCTCGCGAGCGTGCGTTGATTGAACGCGTGACTGGCCCGACACTCGCGGCGTTTCTTGAGGGCGACGGATACCCAGAGCTAGTTACCTCCGCCGCGTGACGCGTTGGCTTGTGCCCCCCTTCGGGGGGGGCGCAGGCAATCGCATCACCACACCACACGAAAGGAACACACGCATGGCTCGCACGATCAAAGTCTGGGAAGTGCTGTACGACACCGAAGGCGAAGGCCCCGCGGGGGACGGGACCGTGATCCGTCGCTTCCGAAGCGAGCGCGACGCGAATGCCTCGACGGAATGTGCAGCATTCACCGCGTGAGCGACGACGGGATGGTGATGCTGATCACCTCTCGCGACGTAGATCACGCGAAAGCGCTCCTCGCCGTGCTGTCGGACGTGCGGCCATGATCGTCCCGACCGTCGCCGACGTTTTCTCCTTTGGCTCCAAGGGGGAGCCATGACCGAAGCCGGCCACAAGGCACGCCTCGCCGCGGGTCTCTCCGACAGCTTCGCCATCACCTCGGGGCCACGGAAGAAGCAGCGTCTGTACGTGAACGACGTCAACGGGCAGATGGTGCTGCAGGACGGCTACGGCTTCCTCGTCGACACTCGAACATACCGCGAACTCGGCCGGCAGTACGACGTCGACTCCCCGCTCTGGCGCTGGCTGCGCGCCCACGGGTTCAAGCGCCCGTCCCCGAGCGGCCCCAGCGGCAAGACGCCGGAGTCCAAGCGCTCACGGAAGCTCCGGTCCCTGCGGCTCCTGCCCGAGGCCATCCGGCGGCTCGAGGCCCGGGCCGAACGGGAGGGGAAGACGGTCTCGCAGCTTATCGAGGACTGGATGTTCGTCGACGGCTAGATGGACTACGGAAGCGCGCCGGCTTTCCGAAGGAGCGCCTGGACTGGGTACGAATCGAAGCCACCGGGGTCGCTACGCTGGAATGCTGCCTCGTTGTCCGCGAGCATGGAGAGGAGAAGCCTCGCCATCTCGGGGGCGCAGACAGCGAGGCGCATCCTCGCGACCTGTTCCGCCGGCGATGGAGCGCAAAGGTCGGCCACCTTGACGTGCTCCTCCCCGTCGTCGTCTAGCAGCACTGGAAACTGGTGCCCGCACACGGTGAGCGGAATCAGCGCGGTTTCTTCCGTCTTATTCGTCAAATCCTTGGTCTTCACGGCCCTGCGCTTCGGTGTAGTCTTCCTCATCGGCATCCCTCGCATGGTGCTGGTCAAAGCCCGGGCTCCGTAAGAGCGCCGGGCAGTTTCATCCGTACGTCACGCCCTCGCCTCGGGTATGGGGATACCCAGCTTGCGCGCCGCTTTCTTCAGCCGGATCGCGGTCGCGGCCGTTACGGGGTCGCCGTCCTCCCATCGTTTGATCGTCCGCTCCGCGCAGGACGTCTCCACGACCAGCTTGGCCCGGTCGATGTGGGAGAGAAGCCTCTTCTTTGGCGCGGTCATCTTGGGCGTCTTCTTAGCTACCATCTTGCACCTCGGCCGCGAAGGTAGTGCATGGTATTTTGTGCTGCGATCACGCGACCAGCCTAAGACCTGCCAGCCCCTTCTCTGACTTGTAGCCGCTTCCGATCGTGATCTGCCTGACCAGCTTCGGCTCGAGAGCCTTGAAGAAGGCCGCTCTTGGTAGCCAGCGCTCCCCGAGCTCCGCGCACCCCATGGCGTAGACCTGAAACGCCTTCGCCGCGCCCACTCGCCCCGACACCGCGAGCTTCACCTTGCCCAGGAACAGACTCCACCCGGTCAACGCCGGCTTCGGGATGCTGTAGACGACCGCCGGCTTCCTCGCCTCGACGAAGGCCTCGACGCTGTCCGGCCACTCCCCGGTCTCCTCCCACTCCGCCAAGAGCTCCGGCGTCACCCCCTCCACGCCCCCGACCCAGTCGACCCCCTCGGCGACGACCCCGAGCCGATCATGCGACCCCGTCGGCGTCATGCTCGGCAGCATCTCCCCCAGGTCCGTCGTCGCGTTCACGTACCCCCACTCCGTCGAGCTCGCCGAGTGCTCCTCGCTCGTCGCAGGCATCCCGACCAACCCGAGCTTCGGCCGCTGGTCCGCCTTGCCCTGCGGGCTCCGGGCAAGGTGGAGCTCGAACGTCTCGATTTTTTGTAACTGGTACCGCACCTGCATCAGGAAGTGGAAAGCGATCTTTCCTTTCGATGGATCGAAACTACCGATCGCTTTCAGCATCGCAATTCGGCCCGCTTGCATTGCGTCTTCCCATTCAATTTCGCCTAGTCCTTGGCAACCTCCCATGCGTGCGGCGGCGCTCTTCCTGCGAGTGGTCGGCGCGCCTTTATTGATGAGTTGATTCACGATCGTCTTGATTAGCGGCTCATTCTCTCGAATGATCCTCCCAGCGAGCGCACGCTTTCGGCTGCCCTCTGGCATTGCTCTGTACTCGGCGTGAAGCTGCGGATTCCACTTCCCGACTTCAGCCGTCACTTGGCTCCGCCTTCGCTTTCTCATAGCTGCCACGAATGCACGCGAGACGGGCGAGAGGCGCCTTCGGCAATGCCTGGTCGACCCTGGCGACCAGGTCCTCTGGCAGAAGAACCGCTCCCCTGTGCTTATCACGGCGCGAATACATCACGCCCAGAGCACAGGCGATCGACTCCTCGACGTGTGTAGTCCCAGGACTCCATCCTCGATACGAGTCCAGGTACATCTTGTATAGCGCCGCCATGCGGCACGCGTCATGGGTAGCGCTCCGGAAGCTTCCCAATTCCTGGCACGAGGCGCACGGACCTTCACTGGCACTTACCTTGCGCTCCCCGCAGAGTCGGCATGTCAACGTCCGCACTGGCTTTCGCTTACTCGTCATCGCCATCCTCCTCTTCCACATCGGCATCAAACATGAAGCGGGTGGCTGGCCGCTTGCCCACCTCGCCGATCATGGCGAGAGCTTCGTCGACGGACATCTTGGCGCCTTGGCCGTTGTTCACTGGGCCGTTCATCCCATGCTCTCGATCTCGCTTCACGGTCGCATACGTCGGGAAAACGTCGAGCCCGTCGATGGCGCGCATGATCATGTAGAGGTCGTGAATGAAGACGTCGGCCGCCTTCATGCGGCCCTTCTTGTCGATGTTCGTCGGCTTCCCGTCTGGGTTCACGTACGGCATGGTCCGGCTCGCGTGGAGTGACTCTGCCCAGCGATCCAGGTACTTCGACGTCTGGCCGAACGGGGAGGCGGTCTTCGCGCACTCGGGGCACTCTGCGCACTTCTCGCGACGGAAGGCTGCTCTGTCGGCTGGCTTCAGTTCGCCCCAGGCTGCATCGTGCGCTGCGCACCTGGTGAACTTGGCCGAGTTCTTTCGCATCGCGACCATGCCCTGCCAGAGGATGGTCCTCATCGTGTCGTTGGGGGAGCCGCCGCGCGCGCTGTCGAGTTCTCCGTTCGGCGCATACTTCGGCGCGCTACCCGCGACCCTTCGCTCCATGCGGCCCGATGGCCCTGGGGTGTTGCCGAAGTATCTCGCCAGCTTGCTGGGCTGCCACGCGCGGCTGATGTCCACGTTTGCCGCGATGTATGCAGCGACGACCGGGCCGATGCCGTAGACGCGGTCGAGGAAGAGATTGAAGACGGGAAGCTTCTTCAGTTCGGCGACCATCGCCTTCTCCAGTTCGCCCGCGGCATGCTGGAGCTGCTTCTGCGCCGCCTTGATGGCAACGACGGTGACCGGGTCCTTGTCCGTCGGACGTTTCGGAAGCTTCCCCTTCTCGATGACCGGCTTGCCATCGGAGGGGAAGATCGGGATCGGCCCGACCATCTGCCCGAAGGTCCGCGCTTCACGGGTCCACCGTGCGTGCATGCCGACGAGACGTCGCAGCTCCTTGCGAGGCTCCTCATGCACGGGAATCACCGGCGCGTCCGGCATCACCTTTCGCGCGACCCGCGTTCGCTTCTTCGGGGCCAGCATGTTCACTGCTTCTTCGATGCTCATGGTCGTTGTCCTTTCGGTTGTGGTGGGTCACTCGCTGCTACATCGTCGTCTTCACTCTAGGAGTATCGCGCGCTGTGCATTCTTCGCATGCGCGCTCGCTGTCTCAGACTCGTTTTCACTGGGCGAACCTCGCTCGCTGCCCGCACTTCGCATTCGCTGCGCATGAATCGCTCGCTGCGTCTTCTTCGTTTTCACTGTTCTGCGGTCGCTCGCTGGTCCTTCGTCGTTTTCACTGCTGCTCGATCGCTCGTTGTGGCCGCCTCGTATTCACTGGTCAATTTTCACACTCTCGGTTCGCCCCCCATCTCCCGCACCTGTGCGCGGAGGGCCTCGCAGTCTGCGCAGCCGTCGACCTTCGGGTGGGCTGGCAGGATCGTCTTCCCCATCCGCTTCGCCTGGGCGAGCGTCACGGGCGAAGGCTGCTTCTCGCGTCGTTGCAGCGCGAGCGAAGCGTCACGCACCTCGTCGAGGTAGCGCTCTGGCACGCTCTGCGTCAGCCAGAAGATCGCCTGCGTCGAGAAGTGCGCCGCGACATGCCTGGACAGGCGCGTCACGCCACTCGCGAGACGCCGCCACCACGCCAGGTCCTTCGTGCCGATCTCTTCCTTGATCCATCGATGGATGGACCGCCCTTCGGCCTCTCCCTTCAGGATGTCCCATCGTTGCTCGATGCTGACGACCTCGTGCGCGATCATCGCGTAGCCGGTGTCGCCTGCCCTCATCGCGGCCTTGATGCGTGTCGCCGATTCTGCAAGCCGGCCCATCGGAATCACATCTGCTTGGTTCGCCATGTTTCGCTCTCCTGGTGGTGTGTGCGCTCGCTGCTCTACCTTCGCGTTCACTGCAAAGCTTTCGCACGCTGTCAGCTTCTTCGCTGCTCCTTCGTCGTTTCCACTGCACGAGGCTCGCTCGCTACTCCTTCGTCGTTTTCACTGCTGCTCGCTCGCTGAGGTCCTGTCTCTTCGTTGGCGGTGCTTCGCTCGTTGCTTCCGTCTCGTTTCACTGCGGCACGGTCGCTCGCTGTCTTCTTATCGCTCTCGTTCTCTTATCTTCGCTCGCTGCATCTTCTTCGTTTTCACTGCACAAGACTCGCTCGTTGGAGCACTCTCGTTTTCACTGGTTCTCGATCTCGCTCGCTGTCGGGCTCTCGTTTCACTGGGGAACCTTCGCTCGCTGTGCTTTCGTCGTTTTTACTGGCCGGTGATCGCTCGCTGTTGAACGTTCGCATTCACTGTTGTGGCTTCGCTCGCTCTGGTTCGCTCGTTTTCACTGCGCAGAAGTCGCTCGTTGGTCCGCTTTCGTTTTCACTGCTGCTCAATCGCTCGTTGTGGCCGCCTCGTATTCACTGCGTTAGCTTCACTCACGCTTCACCGCTTCCGCCGCGGTCTCGAGCCGCAGCCTGGCGCCGGCGAGTTCCTGCTCGCAGCGCTCGACGTCGGCGACGGCGGCCTTGTAGATCTCGGCTGCGTTCGGGTCGTGGACCTGGCCGATGCCGAGGCACTGGCTGCACTGCGTCTGCTTCTTCCGGCCTTCGCCGATGTCTCGGAGAACGAGCCGCTGACCCTTGCACATCGGACACGTCTTACTGGCCATAGTCGAGCAGCCCTTCTCCGTGGATGGTCTTCACAAGCACTTCGTCTGCAATCGCGGACGCCCTCTTCGCGCGGTCCAGGCCATCGGCTGCGGCCTTGAACGCCTGCAGCGCATTCGCGTTCTGCTCGACTGCGGCGATGAGCTCCGCCTGTCGAAGCCTCGACTCCGCGATGGCCGTTTCGATCTTCTCGTTCTTCATGGTGCGACCTCCTCTTTCGGCATTCGCATGTTCTTGAAGTCATCAACGCTGCCCGTATATCTACAAGTACCCGTGTGTCCGCAGACGCCGGCGCCGAGGTAGAGCCAGAGTCGTCCACCGATGGCCCTCCAGCGGTACGAAAGCGAGTAGTCCTCTGAGTGAAGGACACCGTTCTCGCCCGGGTTCTCGATCACGAGGTTGAAGATGCCGACCGACGTGGACTTCTTGTCGAGGCCCTTGCGGTAGTCGCCGAAGGTCAGCGTCGGCGCGTAGTACGAGACCATCGTCTCGAGCATGCTTCGCGACAGGAGCGTCATGCCGAGACCGAAGCCGGCGATCTCGACGCACTTGTGCTCGGCGTCGACCTCGGGCTTGTCGCTGAGGAACGTGCCCGGGTAGATCGCTGGCCCTGGCCGCTTCTTCGGATATGGGCAGCAGACGAAGTCGTGACCCGTGGAGAGCATGCCTTCGACCATGGCTGGAGTGAAATCGCAGTCAGAATCCACGAAGAGCAGGTGCGTGGCGTCTTCGACCTCGAGGAAGTCGGCCACGAGCCACGAGCGCGCGCGCACGACGTCGTTGTCATAGACTCGATGACCGCACACGACGGAGAAGGATGTCTGCGAGCCGATGAGCCGCAGGACAGAGTTGCTGTATGACGAAGTCACGTTGCCGTCGTGCGTGGGCGTGGCGAGGAAGATCTTGGCTGTCACGGTGCCTCCATGCGGGGCTGCTGTTTCGCTGCAAAGATGAGGCTCCGGACGCAGACTTCGCAGAGTCCGGTGCCTCGCTTGTGAAAGAGATGGGCTGGATACGCGCCGCACAGCACGCACATCTTGCTGACCCCGCGGAGGGAGTCTCCGAGCTTGCGTAGCCCGTCGTCTGAGATCCATGGCACGGGGGTGTACGGAGCGCTGGCGACGTGCTCGCGGGTCCAGTGGGGCGGGTAGTCATCCCAGTCCACCGGCGAGGTCCGATGCGGATGCTGGTCATACCCCGGGAGCGTGCTCGGCACCGTCGTGTCGTGCCTTACGAGCGCGGGAATCGCGCACCACGCGGGCTGCTGTCGGCTCCACAGGAAAGACGCAAGGGCACCATCCTCGTTCACGTCATTCCCGAACCAGCCTTCCGGCACGGTCTTGAGCCACTCGAGCAGCTCGCGCGCGAAGTCTGGGGACATGGCCATGGCGGGGCCCGTCGGCCAGTAGCAGCGTGCGAGCCGTCCTCCGGCCTTGGCCACGTCTCGTATCGCGGGGAACTGCGGATGCAGCGACAGCACCTGGTCGGGCAGGAGTTCCGCGAGCGTCGTTACGTGCTGCCGCAACTGCGGGTGCGGGATGACGTCGTCGTTCAGGCATACGACCGTGTCGGCCTTCGATCTCGCCACGGCATTCCAGAGCGCGGTCGCCCACACGTTCGCGTGGACGCGCTCCTGACTCGCCAGGACGAGCGGGTGACCGCCCAGTGCGACGAGCAGTCTTGTCAACGGCGCGTGCCGCCGTACGTCGAAGGCGGCGTGCGCGATCATGATATCGACGGTCATGGCTCCCTCGTTCCCAGGCATGGCCAGTATGGTTTCTCGCCGAGCTTGCGTGCCTTGCCGCACTCGACACAGGCGACCGCCATGAACCCGTGCGCGCATGACTTCTCTTCATGCCCGTTGGGCCAGAGCCGCTTGAAGCAGTCCGGGCAGAGGACGTGCGCGAAAGCGATGGTCATGCCGCCTCCGCCGCTGCCAGCTTCATGTCAGAGTCGACCATCTCGTTGACGAGCTGACGAAACTCGATCGACGGGCTCCATCCAAGCTCGTCCTTCGCACGTCTGGCATCGCCACACAGCCAAACAACCTCCTTCGGTCGAACGAGTCGGGCATCGAGATGCACGTGCTCGTGCCAATCGATTCCAGCGCGCTCTGCCGCAATATCGAGGAACGATCTCACCGAATAAGCACGCCCCGTCGCGATGACATAGTCGCGCGGGACACCCTGGAGCATCATCCACATTGCGCGCACATAATCCTTGGCGTGGCCCCAGTCACGTGACGCATCCAAATTGCCAAGCGTGAGCGTCTTTTGAAGTCCGTGCTTGATGCGCCCGAACGCGCGCGTGATCTTGCGCGTGACGAACGTCTCGCCGCGTCGTGGGCTCTCGTGGTTGAAGAGGATGCCGTTGAAGACGTTCATCTGATACGCATCTCGATAATTGACCGTCGTGTAGTAGGCGAAGGTCTTCGCAACCGCGTATGGGCTCGCTGGCTGAAACTGCGTGGATTCAGACTGCGGTCCTGGAGCGTTACCGAACATCTCGGACGAACTCGCCTGGTAGAACCTGGCTCTGGACCCACTGCGACGCATGGCGTCGAGAAGACGCAGCGTGCCGACCGCCGTAATGTCGGCGGTGTACTCGGGCACGTCGAAGGACACGCGAACATGCGACTGGGCCGCGAGATTGTAGATTTCATCAGGCTGAACTTCATCGAGGACCGCGCGTAACGACGTCGAGTCGGCAAGATCACCATAATGGAGTTTGATCCGCTCGTAGATGTGGTCGATTCGACCAGTATTGAATGAAGATGATCGCCGCACGATGCCGTGGACTTCGTACCCTTTCTCGAGAAGGAACTCGGCGAGATAGGAACCATCCTGCCCAGTGATGCCGGTGATCATGGCTTTCATCGTTCACCGGCGCGGAAACCCCCGGCTTTCAAGCCGGGGAGGAAGCGCCGTCTCCGCGTTGCGCCTCCACATAGCGTTTGACGATCTCGAGCGGGGCACCCCCGCACGACACTGCGCAGTAGCTTGGACTCCAGAAGTGTCGACCCCAGAGCTTCGACGTGACCTCGGGGAACTTGTGCTGCCGAAGGCGATGAGCCGACCCGCCCTTGAGCGAGTTGACGAGCGTCGACAACGAGACTTTCGGCGGGAAGCCAACGAGCAGGTGGGCGTGGTCGTGCTCCCAGCCAACCTCCCGAAGCTCGCACTCGAACTGCACGCAAGTGGCCTCCCACGAGGCCTTGAGCACGTCGAAGACCCTCTCGGTGATGGCCTTGCGTCGGTACTTGGTGACGAAGACCAAGTGAACCGTCAACGCGTATACAACGTGTCTGCCCGTCCGAAAGTCGCTTGCGTGAGGCATGAGACCAAGTATGCTTTGCCGGGTGAGGACGAGCAAAGCCTTTCGCTTCCGCGTCTACCCGACGCCCGAGCAGGTCGCCCGCCTCGACGCGTGGGAGAGCGCGCTGCGCTTCCTCTGGAACATTGCACTCGAACAGCGGAAGCTCGGGCTTGCTCGTCCCCGAGACGAGCGCCGCTACCCCACGGCATTCGACCAGATCAACGAACTGACCGAACTCCGCGCTGCGCTCCCGTGGCTTGCCGATGTGCCTCGCAACGTGTGCTCGCAGCTCTTGGTCGAGCTGGACCGAGCATGGCAACGCTGCTTCGCCAAGTTGGCTCGCGCCCCTCGGTGGAAGCGGAGGGGCCGCGACTCTCTCGGCTTCTGCGAGCCGCACCCGAAGGCGTGGAGAGTCGACGGCTCGGACGTCCGCTTCCCCAAGCTGGGCACGCTCCGAACAGTGATGCACCGACCGCTCGAAGGGAAGCCGAAGACGTGCTCCCTCAATCGCGATGGGGATCAGTGGTTCGTCTCGATCGTCTGCGAGCTGAACCTCGCCGAGCCCACTCTGCGCGAAGGTCCCGTCGTCGCGATCGACCGCGGCATCGCGAACTTCGGCGCGACCTCCGACGGCGACATGATCGCCAACCCGCGCCACCTCGAAGCCTCGCTCACGAGACTCGCTCACGCACAACGCACCGTCAGTCGACGGAAGAAAGGTTCCAAGAACAGAGAGAAGGCCAAGGCTCGCGTCGCCCGCATCCACCGCAAGGTGAGGCGGCAGCGCGACCACTTCCTGCACGTCCAGTCTGCACAACTCACCAAGAGCCACGGCGTCGTTGTGCTGGAGAAACTGAACGTCGCGGGAATGACTCGAGGTCGCTGCGCTCGCAGCATCGCGGACGCGGGATGGTCCCGCTTCGCGGACATGCTCCGCTACAAGCTCGCGTGGTCGGGAGGCTCGCTCGTCGAGGTGCCCGCCGCGTACAGCTCGCAGACGTGCAGCGAGTGCGGCGCCGTGAACGCAATGTCGCGTCGGTCGCAGTCGTCGTTCGCTTGTACCTCGTGTGGTTTCTCGGACCATGCGGACCTCAATGCTGCGAAGGTTCTACTTGCCCGTGCGAATCGCTCGGGACTGCCTGCGGAGGGCTCGCCGAAGTTGGGCACCCTGCGAAACAGGAAACGGATTGGATTGCGTGTCCCACGTCGTCCTCTCTCCGAAAGCTCCGCCCTTTAGGGCGGGGTTTGATTACGTCTTCTCCACTACAAAAAGAAACCCGTGGTCGGCGGACACCACTTGCGAGCGGAATCTGCCTCGAGGCAGTGCCAGCGCCATCATGTGCCACGCCGGCAGCGAGCTCTGGCGAATGTCTTCGATCACGATCCAGCCGCCGACTCGCACCTTGCCGAGCGCCCACGCGAGGGTCGCGAAGTTTGCGTGCGTGGAGTGCAGCCCGTCGTCGATGACGATGTCGAGCGTCGGCATGCCCATCGCGTCGAACGTGTGCGGCTGCGTCTGGTCCACGTAGAACGTCTGGATCCGCTCTTCCGTGAAGAGCACTCGCTTGTCGACGTCCGCGCCGAAGATGCTGGCCTTGGGGAGGTAGTCCCGCCAGGCACGCAGCGATGACCCCGGCTTGGCGTCGACTCCCATGTTGCTGACGACGTCCGTGTTGTTGGTGCCGAGACCGATCTCGAGCAACGCGAGCTGCTCATCGCGTCGCGGCCCGAGGATGCTGGCGTAGAGGATGTGGTAGTTGTGATGGGTCGACTTGTCGGACCGATACTTGTGGAAGAGAGCCCCTAGTTCCGCCGATGATGGGTGAGAGAAGTCGTGCACCGGAACCACGGGCGACGACATCCGCGTTGCGGCCAGCATCACATCGAGCATCCGCGGGATCGTGTCGCGTGCCGCAGCGATCGTCAGATCCGACATGATCGGCTCGGGGGGCAACCCCGAGTTGGTGAAGAAGATCTGCAGCTCCTGGTTGATTCGCTCTTCGGTGATCATGTGTGATCCTCCACAGACTCAGGGCCGACGATGCAGGCCTTGCGATCGAGGACATCCACGAACGATCGCGCTTCATCCTGTGTATCGAAGTGGTCATAGTCCAAGTCCAAGTCCTCTTGGACTGACACCACGAGCCACGGCTTCCTCTGCTTCTTCTCGTGCGGCCAGTAGCAGGATAGAGCCTCCGGATCTCGTCCGCTCATAGCCCGACCTCCGCCCAGATGGCTTCCACTGCCTCATGGTCGCCGCGTGCTTCGGCTTCCTTGACCCGTTTCATGATGTCGATTCCTTTCTGCGTGATGCCCATAGCCAGCACGTCCGGATCGCTGATCGTGTGGGTGAACACGACGTCGCCCACAAGTCCCTTTTCGGCTTCGACGCCGCGGCCAGCCACGCGCTCGACCCACTCACGATCGAATTTCATGGACACTTCCCACGCTCCCTTCGTTGCGTCGCGATCATCTCGTCCGCTCTGTCTTGGCGCCCCCGGTACCACTCGGCGTCTGCGCTCTGCATGTGGAGACGCGGGACGAATCCGCCAGGCGGCTTTCCCCCGCAACGGAGGACGTCGATGGTCTCGCTGAAACTGGAGATCCAGCTGCCCATGAACGCGACTGCGCCCACGCAAACGAACATGTCGACCACGGCATCGGCAAGAGAGCCAGGTCGGATCTCGTAACCGTGCACGCGCTCCGGCATGCGATGCCAGTGCGACGACGTCGGGATGCGTGCCCTGAACCACTCCAGCGTCACCGGGTCATCGGTCGCGATGTAGACGGGCAGCGTGCAGCCTTGCAGCCAATCCAGCAGCTCCTGGTCCGTCGTGGAGTGGCCGAACGGCACCGAGTGCGTGACGTGGTCCAGCCTGCGCGCGTGGATCGCCACGTACCTGCCGCCCATCGTGGCGCGGAGCTCGTCGATGCGGGCCTGCACGTGAGGCAGCGGGCGAAGGTCGGCGTACCCCTCCGTCCATCCGTCCGGCGCATCGTCGACCGGGTTGGAGGTCATCTTGTCGTACTTCCACTGCGCGAGATCCAACTCGTGTGCGTGGCCGTCGCCAGCATGTAGGAACGTCACGCGCTCAAGTGGGGCGAACACGTCGGTGAAGCTGCCGTGGCTGACAGCGTCGCTCGAGGCCCAGAGGACTTCGACTTCGCCCCATGCGGCGCGGGCCGACAAAATTGACCGTAGGCGATTGGACAAACCGCCGATGGGGACGAGGCGCCTCATCGAACCAACTCCACACGGGGTTCATGGTGAACGTCGGGAAAGCGATCATTCAGCATCGATGCTTGACGCTCAGCATCCGCGAGCGAGTCGCACCATAAGGCCTCGACCAACCACGTCCGCTCGCCTTGACGGCAAAGGATGAAGTAAGTGAGCTTCATGGCATGGGTACATTTCTGTACTTGGACCCGACGCCATTCGTGGAGTGCGTCTCGTGAGACTGCTCAAAATACGAAAGCCCCTGGCCAGCCGAGTTCCCCGCGCTCGCCTCGGGCTGCAACGGTATGCCGTACTTGTGCGCGAGCAGCGTGTAGATCGCCTGCTCCGTCCGATGCTCGCAATAGCCGCTGCCGCGCTCGGTCTGGAACTCGGGGAGCTCGGGTCCTAGCTTGCTCGGCACGTCTCGCTCGCCATCCTTCTCTCGCGTGTTGGCGAACACGTTCACCGAATAGGTCAGGAACTCGCAAAGAAACTGGAACGCGCGCCAGTCTCCCTTCTTCCACAACCCGAACCGAGCGCAGCCAGCCGCACTCTCGTGGTACTTCGGCTCGTCTTGCCCCATAACGATGTAGCAATCACGTTTGCACCAGTGATTGTGCGGCCTACCCGAGCAGTCGAAACACACGATCCCGTCACGCTTGCACAAGTCGAAGAGCGGGAGCAACGACGGAGCCGATGCGGGGTAAGTGTCCGCGTCGACATAGAGACAGACGTCGCCGTCGCTCATCGTTTTGAACGCCTCAAATACTAATAGCGCCTTCCAGGCATGCCATCCGTACCCACGCTGGTCCTTGGTCTCCCACAGGTGCTTGTTGAGTTGTCTAAACGGATGACGGTCCAACCACACGTCATCGAAGACCATGACGCGATCGATGCCTCGCGACGGCGCTAATGCGAGTGTGCGCTCGACGGTCCAGTCGTAACCGACTCCACCGAATGTGACCAAAACGTTCGTCATCGCTTCAACCCTCGCAGAATGTTGATCGTGTCACTGAACGAGCTCCCCGTGCTTCCCATGAATTTGTTGCCGTCGACGCACATGTAGAGATCGACCACGGCGTCCGCGAGAGTGCCGTTTCTCCGATGGTCGACGAGTCCCTGCTCGTCGGAGCCGTCGAGAGACGTCGCCCAGAACGTGCGAAGGCCATCCCGCTGCCGCGCTTCCTTCACGGCCCGCTGAGTCGTCCCGTTGTCGGTCGCCACGTAAAGCAGCGACGACATCGACGCCCACTCGAGGAACGCATTGATCGGCTCCACGTCCTGGCCGAGGCTCGCCATGTTCGGCAGGTAGTCGGTGCGGCGGATGTGGACCGCGTCGTATGGCATGCCCCAGCCGATGCGCCGCCGCACGTCAGCGACCGGCTTCAGCTCCGCATAGCCGAGCTCCCAGCCCTTGGGTGCATCTGGAGCGGGCGCCCACGCTTGGACGTCCCAGCCACCATTGGCGTCCACGAAGGTCACGCCGTGCAGTGGCTCGAACACGTCGAGGAAGGCCGCGTGACTGACCATGTCCTCGGGCGTCCAGATGGCTTCGATGCTGCCGTGGAGAGCGCGGTAGGAGAGCAACGCACGGAGGCGATTGCAGAGACCGCCGAGACAATTCAGGCGCATGGCGTCCCCTCATCGCCTGACGCATGACCGCGCGATCGATCGATCCGACACAGGATCACGCGCATTTCCTCGGCGTCGGCATTGCTGCCGGCCTCCCAAAAGGCGATCCGTCGTGCAACGGTCTCTAGCTGTCGAAGAAGTAAGTCTTCGCCGAGGTCCGGGATGGGCCCTGCATCTTCGTTGAACGGGACCTCGTGGATCATTGCATTCCGCCCGTTCTTCACGCTCTCTGGCGATGCGTCGAGCCGGAGGACGTGTGCCTCTGCGGCCTCGAGGGTCGACCACACGGCCACGGGAAGCTCCTGGTGATAGTTGCCGTCAAGGACAACGAAGACGCTCACGCCATCCTCCCTGTCGCCGCCTTGACGATCATCTCGGCGACTGCATCGACGGTCTCCGTTACCTCCCACACGTATCCGCACGTGGTGCGGATATCCGTGCCTGGATGCGTCGCAGTCTTCGTCGGATGCGTCGCAGTCTTCGTCGCGGATGGGCTGAATGCGACGATATGCGCCACAATCAGCCACAGCGAGTTGGCTCCGGCCGTGTGAACAAGAATCACAGCGCCACCAGCCTCTCGCGCTTCGGCAGCGTTCGGATCTCCGCGCTCTCTGCACGCTCTGCCGCGAGGCCCTCGGCATTCATGGTGAACTCGTACGCGTTCGCGAAGTTGTACACGCACAGGATGTCCTCGCAGAATCGCGAGTGCTCGGGACCGGCCATCTCGAGCATGGGGAGCATCAGCGCCTGGTCCCAGGCGAGCCGGCGATACGCGCCGTCGGCGCGCTTGAACTCGGCGTCACCGAGCTTGGCGAAGAGCCCATGGCGGTAGCACTTCAGGTGCGTCGCCTTCCAGTCGGCCTTCCGGAGATCCTTCCAGTCTTCGTCCGTGTACGCCGACGCGAAGCCGGGCCGGCTGTCCCCGTACATGAACGAACCGTACGAGATCCATACGTTCGGGTTGGCGAACAGGAGCGAGACGATCTTCAGCGCGAGCCCATTCGGGAACCAGTCGTCTCCATCGAGAGAAATAATCACGTCCATCGGCTCCATCTTCGCGGAAGCGACGGCGTCGACGAAGTTCTCGAGCGCCCCGCGCGGCGGTGTCTGCTCGCCCGCCTCGACGTAGATGTGGCGATACTCGTCTTTCGGAAACTGCTGCATATCGACGGTGCGGATGCATCGCGCTTTCGTCGGGGCGTTGAGGCCAGTGGAAACCACGTACAGCATGACTTGTCCTTTCAGCAATCCTCTGCGTACATGAATTGGACTTCGAGCGCGTACCGCCCTCGTCCTTCGCTGCGTTGCCGCGGTTCGATACGGATCCCTTCGCGGTCACCCAGAAGCACGAACGTTCTGTCGTTCACGCCGAGCGCAAGGGCGATGCCGTCGAGCGGGTCCTTGAGGCTGGCGACCAGGTTGTCGTCGTCGAGCGTCCCTGGCCCAATTCTCGTGACAAGGATCGAGCATGGGAGTCCGTCCGCGCGCCGCCGCCACACGGCCGCGACGTGCATCTGTACGCAGTCTCGGACGGTGCGCTTCGCTCGAGCGTGGGCCATCGCTGCTCCGCGCGTTGTGAAGCGCGTGGCGTTTGGCGTCAGCAGCGACATCCCCTCGATGCGAATCTTTGTCACGCGCGCCTCGCCGGTGGCCTGAGCGGCAGAGGCCCGACATTCAACTCGACTTCCTTGCCGCGTGGCACCTGACCGCTCGACACAAGGTTCTCGTATTTCTCCTCCGGCACGAAGCGCTCCCCCGTGAGCATGCTCTGCGCGAACTTCCGCTGTGCGGGTGTCAGCGGACGATCGAACATATCGAGCTTCGCCAGCATGTCTTCGGCGATGGTCTTCCGCTTGTCGTCGATGTCGGACTCGAGGACCTCCGTTAGGAGATCGCGATCTTGGATGACGCTCATTCGATACCTGGCAGGTTGCCGACGGCTCGCTTCTTCGCGCGCGTGGCTCGGGAGTTCTTGGTGTGTTCGTCGCGGTCGTATGCGAGATGGCAAAACTGACAAGCCGCGAAAAGATTGTCGTCCGCGACGTTCTCCGGAGTGTGATCGCGATGGGCAACGGTCAGGACAATCCTGACGGCTCGAGGCTGACTTCCGTCGCCGAGACACATCGCCCAGTGCTGCGGCTCCTTCCGGTCGCGGACGACCATCGCGCCATTGGGCGCATCGCACGTCGCCGGAGAAGACTCGAGGTACCCGTTTGCTCCAACGACAATGCTGCGGCCCACGACGCCGTGCGAATGCCCGCACTCGCCGCGACACTCGCACGCGTTGCCGGCGCGCTTGCGAATCTTGGCCGTGATCTCGCGCCAGTCGGCCGGATACCGCGCGGCCATCTCGGGTCGAATGGGCATTACGGATGCCCCGCTGTCTTCGACATGCGTGCACGGATGTCTTCCGCGATCCCTTTCAGGCACGCGTCGTAGGACTTTGCGTCTTCTCGGGTGCCGTCCTCACGCCACGACGTCTCGAATATCTTCGCGCTCTGCTCAAATGTCGCGGCGAGAAAGTCCCGCTCCGCGATCAGGGCATTCGCGACGCGCGCCTCGACGTACAGTTTGTTCTCAAGGCGCGATTGCGCGAGCGCCTCGTGCGCGGCCGCGAGTTCCACGTCCTTCGCTTTCCGAAGGTCGGCGGCTTCTCCGCAGCTCTTGAGCGCGTCGGCGAGCTGCGTCTGTACGGCCGCGAGCTCCGCGTCCCGTCCAGGTTCGCCGATGCCGCGATTGGCCACGTCCTCCAACCCACACCCGAAACGGTGCTCCGGAACGTCGACCGTCCGAGGCCTTGGCTCGAAGTCCGTCAGCGCTTCGACCATAAGCACCTCGACGACCCCGCGCCAGTACTTCCTCCCGTGCACGTCCATGACCCGCACATATGTCCCCGCCGGCGACACTTCGAGCACCTTCAGTTCCTCGACGAGGTATCCGTACTTGGACGAAACCAGAATCCGTCTTCCGATGAAGTCTTTGATGTTTGCAGTCGGCATCTCCGTCCCTTTCACGCTGTGGTGGGCGTTTGCTTCGTGGCCAGTTCCGCACGCTCTTCGTCCGTGAGCAGTTTCACGACCGTCGACCGATCGAGCAGGCGCCGGAGAAAGCCCGCGCCGTAGCGACCCTTGATCTCGGCGCCCGTGAGCCCCGTCGTGACCCAGGTCGTGAGCTCGCGATCGTATCGCTCCCAGATGACGTCTGGGATCGCGTTGTTCGCCGTGTCCCGTTCGCTCCCAAGGTCGTCGAGCAGGAGCCAGCCGCACGACATCGCCCGCTCGACGTCAGCGGACTCCCCGGTCCCAGCCTTGGACTGGATGCGCGACACCCCGAGCCGATGGGCGCTCATGAACACGCACTCCGAAGCCTCCCGATGGCGCCGAATGACCGCCGTCCGCATCGCGGCGCAGGCCAGGGACGTCTTGCCCGTCGCCGTCGTCCCCGCGATGAGCACGAACGTCGACCCGGGGGGGGACTCGGCCCATGCTCGGGCGTGGGGGTGCTTCACGCGCGTCGCGAGCTCCGGGGCGTCCGCGTGTGCCCATCGATGCGCCGAGGGCGTTAGAGCCGCCACAGCGGCGAAGCGTTGGGCTCTCCCGCGGTCTTGGGCCTCGGCGTCCAGCCGGGCCTGCTCCTCCGGCGTGAACCGCTGGCGGAGGCTCCAGGTCTCCGCGCACTGGGCCATGATCTCCTGCAACTCCGCGATTTCGGACATCAGAACCGATCCTTCCCTTCCCAGAATTTCTCTGGAACGTCGCCGCCTTGGACCACACGTATTTTGGCGGGGCCGCGCTTTTCTTGAGCGTTCAGCTGCGCCGCCGAAGGCGACTTTAGCCCCACCCACGCGACCCATTTGTCGGGTGTCAGTGGCCAGAACTTGCGCATGGCATCCGTGGCGACCACGAACGCCGCGACGCTCGACGTGAGCCACGCCTTCGCTGCGTCGTGGTCCGGCTCGCCGTGGGCCTTCAGGATCTCCAGCAACCCGCCGCACCTCGCCGGAGCGGGGGCCACGTACTCCCGCTCGCCGGTTGCCTCCCGCACGGCGGATTGGAACCAGTGACGCTCGTCGCCGAAGAACCCGATGCCGGCGGGCAGCGCGGGTTCCGCTGGCAACGGACCCCCCTGGACCCCCAGAGAGAGATCACCATCACCATCACCATCACCATCACCATCACCATCACCATCACCATCACCATCACCATCACCATCACCAGCGCCCGCGCGCGTGGGTGGGGGAATTTCATCGGAAGGCGCCCGGACCGACATCGGAACGCCATTGACCTTCCGATCGGATTCCGGACGGAATCCAGACGGAGCCTTGCCGGACTTCCTGCGGCGGTCCGCCAGGAGCCTCGAGTCGATCTCCGCCTTTGTCTCGTTGAACTCGTCGTATCGGACGACGATGTAGCCGTGTACGCCGTCCCGCTCGGCAACCTCAAAGAGCCCGACCTCAACCAGGCGCCGCAGGGTATCGGCCGTCGCCACGCCGTCGAGCGCTTCGGCTGGACACCAGCCGTCGCACTCCTCGAGCCGGCTGTAACAGTTGGCCGTCAGCCACGCGCCGAGGGCGGCGCCCCGGACGTTCCCCTTCGGCACGCGGAGCATCCGAGGGTGCGAAGGGAGGTGCACACCCACCCGAACGACGATGACCGCCCGACCGTTGCGGAGGCTCACGCCACAGCCACCAGGTGAGACTTCCCCGAGCCGTGGCATTGCCTGCACAGGCCTGCCCAGTCGAGCACTGTACCGAAGGGCAGGTCGAGGGCGCCTGCGAGCTCGGGGAGGCGCTGATAGACGAGCACGCGGGTACCCTTCTCGACCTCGTGCATGTACGTGAGGCTGAGGCCCATCTTCTCCCCGACGGCTCGAAGCGTCAGACCCTTGGCCATACGCCGCTCCCGCACCCGTTCACCGAACGTCTTCATCCATCTCCTCCACTTTGCGAAGCTCTTCCTATGCCGCGCCTCATCCGGAACGGTCAACCTCGAAATCACTTCAACAGTGCGAGCACGCTTGTGTGATGACGTGAAAGAACGGTTCCGATCCGCTCGTAACTCCAGCCCTTTTCGCGAAGCAGTCGGGCGATGGATCTTCGCATCTCGACGGTGCTGGCGTGCCTCGAACGGCCTCGGAGGAAGGGCAGCATCGCGATGGCCTCGGCGCTGAGCACGTCCTCGACGCGTTCCTCTGGATTTGCAGGGTCTCCGGGGTCGTAGCTCATGGCGAGCCCTCCTCGATCGTGGGTGATTCCTGCCGTATAAGGGCGCTCATGAACAACCTCATCCTGTCGGTCCTTGCTGCCATGATCTCCCTGGTTCCCAGGAGCGGGTGGCTAGCCTCGTATCCCGAGACAGCCGCCGCTTTCGTGGCCGCTGCCGAGGCGAGCCCGTTCATGGGCGTAGACGGCCCTGACGTGCCCCTGACGGCCGCCATCCTGGTTGCCTGGGCAGAGCGCGAGAGCCGCTTCCAGCCCGACGCCAAGGGCGACAGCGGGGCAAGCCTGGGCGTCCTCGAGGTGAACCCTGACTACGCGTCCAGGCTGCTCAGCCGTCCCGTGTCGGACATGCGGGCGGAGTTGATGGACCCGGCGACCGCAGCGCCCATCTGGCTGGCGGCTGCGCACGAGAGCTTCCGGTTCTGCGCACGGCACCCTGTCGACGAACGGCTGGCGCAGCTGGCCTGGGGCCGAGACTGCGACCACCGGCTCGACTTGTCGCGCTCGAGGATCAAGACCGCCCGAGCGCTGGTCGCCGCGTTTTTCTGAGCCGCACCGGCCGACCACGAAGGCGAGCAAGAAAACCAGGCAGAGCACGACCTCGACGTCGCGGGTCAAGCGAAGCGCCCGCGGCCGTCGCGCGCCTTGGGCCGACAGCCATTGCATGACCCTCGCCGCTCGATGTCGGCCCGATCTCCAGTCGTCTGATACGTGCGGCGGCAGGTCTGGCATTCCACAACGAAGACCGAGTGCATGCCGCGCTGATAGCCGCGCACCTTGGCCACAATCCGCATCACGCCCCAATCGCCAGGAGGATGCGCTCGACGACGGCGCGCATGTCTCGGCCGGGCACGGGTACGGCCTTGATGATCTCGACTATTCTGCGCCTCTCATACGCACGTGCCGCCCGAGCCGCCGCGTCGGGGTCTCTCTTCGCGCGCGAGACGCGGAAGCTCGCGAAGCACGCCTCGCTGCTCATGCGCCGACTCGCTTGTCTTCGATGAAGCGGCCGGAGTCGCGAGGGTCCTCCTCCACGAGCCGGCCGTGCCCGTCGATGTAGCCGCTTCGACGCACGATGAGCGGCTCGGCGACACGGAGTCGCCGGACCTCATCAAGAGCAGTCTGCGCGTTCTTTGAATAAAAGAAGAACGTTCTGCCATCGGCGGTGTCGATGGCGAAGCGACGAGTCAGGAACCCCATGTCACTCTGGGCTGCCACGGAAAAGCGGGAGCGCGGTTGCCGAAGCGGCTTCAGAGCACGCCCCGTCGATGGCGTCCTCAAACACGGCATCGAGCCTCGCGAGTTCGAATGACCAGGTCACCTTCTCGTCGATCTTGTGACGAAGCCTCACCGGGATTGGATAGAGCGGCCCGAGCTTGAAGACCGGAATGCCGATGAGGAACGCCGAGGCGATGGCCAGCGGCTGACCGTTCGGGTCGAGGTTCGACTTCGCGAAGAAGATGGCCTTCTCGCCCGTCGAGAGATTCCCCTCGTTTCTGACCTCGTGCTTGACCGTCGCATGCAGCCCCTTGGAGAGTTCGAGCAGCTCGGCGGCGGACGCGAACTTCTGCCCGAGCTTGGTCGCCCAGGTCCACGCGGAGCCGTCCGGCCTTTCCCGCGCGGCGTCCGCAACGTCGACGACGCGGTCCTCGAGGAATCGGGCGAAGTCCGTCTGACCCATGACTACGCCGTTCTTCGCCTTCCACGCCTTCCACTCGTCGGAGAGCGGGAAGGAGTAGTGCCCGCGATGCTCGCCGAACTGGGGGAGACCCTTGGCCGTGCGCTGGTGGTAGTCGAGCACCGACGTCAGCCCCGGGGAACTCTGGCTGTCGTTGCAGAAGATGGCGCTGTCCTCGTCCTTGAAGCGATTCGCGTGGTGGATGAACGAGGCGAGCGTCGTGAACGTCGCCGTTCCCTTCCGACGCTCGGGGCGCACGAGGTACTTGTCGAGGAACGGCTTCATGTCGAAGACGTCGTGCCCTTGCTTGACGATCATGACGGCGCGCGGGACGCCGTTAGTGTCGGCCCCGAGGCTCATGCTGTGGAGCGGAGACGCGGACCGCATCGCTTCGATGATGGCATCAGCGTCGCCGACGGTACGCTTGGAGTCGTCGCTCATGGTCAGTGGTCCTTTCGGGTGGAGGGCTTGTCGAGGACATCGACTTGCGCCGGCGCCGAGACGTCACGCAGCGGGAGCTCCTGCTGCTTCGGGTTGCGGGTCGAGAGATTGCCGCCCTTACTGAGGAAGAAGACCGACGAACGGCGCGGGGCCAGCGGCGCCTTCACCTTGTACGTCGCCGCGATGGTCACGACGTCCTGGTCGTCACACTTCAACTTGAGCGTGAGAACCATCTCGCCCGACGCCGCGCCACGGAGCTTTGCGTGGTCATGCAACGCGAGATTCAGCTTCATCAGATCGCGGCTCGCGTCCGCGTGAAACGACCCCTGCTCAAACTCCGCGAGGATCACGCCCAGCGCCCTCGGCCCTTCATCCTCACGATCCAGATCTGCTCTCGTCGCCATGGTCGTCGCCTCCGTTGAGTGTGTCCTTCGTGCCATCCCCTGGGGTCGAACCAGGGTCTCCCACCACCTGCCTAGAGCGTGTTGAGAGCCGCCGGACGATGGCCTATGCCACGCTTCGCCGTTTGTGCGCCGGGACAGCCCATGACGCCATCGGAATCTTCAGCACCTTCTCCATGATCGCAGCAGCCGCGTAGCTCGGCTGCCGCTCGCCGCTCCGCCACCTGCTCACGATCGACTGCGTCACACCGAGAGACGCCGCGAGCTCCGCCTGGGTGGCCCAACGTCCAGCGTCGCACCGCTCGCCTAGTAGAGCGGCCCCCGCGGACAGATTCCTCCAACCCACACCCGAACGTACCGACTTCACCCCTTTTGCTTATGCCGTGGTGGTATACGTGTCAACCGGAAAGCGCATCACCAATTATGCCTTGACGGCATAAACCGCGCACCGTAGTGTGGACGTCACCGATGGAGGCTGCCTCATGACGTACGACGATTGGAAGGCTGACAGTCACGACGTCGACGACGCCGGATACCAGCCCGACGACCGCGGGCAAGATGACGAGCCGCCGTGCCCCACGTGCGGCGAGATTGGTTGCTTCTGTCCCGACAATCACGACGCGTGCGGCCACTGCTTCACGTGCGTCATGCAAGCGAAAGGATCTTCGATGAGTGACACGATACCGCCCCCGAGCTCCAACCTCGAGGATCTCGCCGTCAAGATTCGCGAGCTCGCGCCGCCCGACAGGTTGCGGCTCGCCGCACAGCTCCTCGAGAACCGGCAAGCAAACCTCGCCTATTCGATTGTCGATCAGGTGAAGACCGAGCTCGGCGCGAGTCTCGCTCTGGAGCGCCAGTATAAGGATCGCTCATGACTCGCGACGATCCTAGGCGAGCGAAGCCGCTCACGTACCGGACACCAGAGAACCCGGAAGGGCGCGGCTCCTTCGCGCGAGCCGCCGAAGAGATGAATCTGGCCGAGCAGCACTTCTGGCGCGAGCTGACGGTCGAAGCGGAGCTCCGCTTGAACAACGCCGCGCGACACTTGATACATATCGTGGACACCACCACGGAGAAGAAAGGCACACCATGACTCAGGCAATGCAGACGACGACGACGAACGGGCCGCCCACGCCACTCTCGCTACGCGACGACAGCCGCGCCTTCGAGCCGACGAGCATCGACGAGTGCTACCGGTTAGCGAAGATCCTCCACGCGGGGCGCATCCTCCCGAAAGGCATCACGACCCCCGAGGCGGCATTCACGATCATCGTCGCGGGACGTGAGTTCGGCCTCACGGCGATGCAGTCGGTCCGCATGCTCTTCTCCATCGACGGCAAGATCGGGATGTACGCCGACCTGGCCGTCGGGCTTGTGAAGCAGCGCCCGATCTGCGAGCAGTTTCAGCTCATCGAGTCGACGCCGAAGATCGCGACGTATCGAACGAAGCGCAAAGGCGAAGACCCGACCACGATGAGCTTCACGATCGAGGAAGCCACCGTCGCGGGGTTGACCGGGAAGGGGACATGGAAGTCGTACCCGGCCGCGATGCTCCGCGCTCGGGCGTCGATGGCGCTCGCCCGAGCCGTCTACCCTGACGTCGTCGGCGGGCTGTACGACCCCGACGAGCTCACCGATAACCGCGAGCCGCCGCAGCGTATCGAGGTGTCCGTCACGCCGGCGGAGCCGAGCAGCAAGCCCGTGATTGAGGGCGTCGCCGAGCCCGATGAGCGAGAGATTGTCGACGGGTTCACGGGCCGCATCGCGAAGGCCAAGACAACGCAGGACCTCTCGCGCGTTGGCGTCGCGATTGAGAAGGCCAAAGGGAAGCTGTCGCCGACGTCTCAAGGCGACCTTCGCGCGCTCTACGTGGCGCGTAAGACGGCGCTCGGAAAGCCGCAGCCTGTGCCGCCTCCCAGCGAGCCAGCGCCCGTCGCGCCCGAAGAAAAGGCGTCGGCGACGGAAGCGGCGTTCGACGAGGTGACCGGAGAACTGGCCGGCCGTCAGCCCGGAGAAGATTGAATGGTCCGGCTCACCGCGAGCAAGCGGGCGCTGTTTTCGGAGTGCCAGTACTGGGCATTACCGGATGTGCCGTGGGACAACGTCTCCACGGAAAACGCTGACGCAGGGCACGAGGCGCATCGCGGCTTCGAGTCGCTTGCCACGGGTGAAGTCGTGCTCCTGTCCGAGCCCGCGCGCGCGAAGACCGTCGCGATGCGACCCGTCATGGAGACGCTCTGCGCCGACAAGGGCGACGGCCCCAGCCGAGCAGAGACAGAAGTCGCGTTCGCTTGGACGTCGTTCGACGACACGGCACGAGTCCTCGGAACCGGCCGCGCCGCTTATGCGAATGCTGCCGACCACGAGATGTGCGGGACCACGGACTTGCTGGTCGTTTCGCCACTCGGCGCGATTGGCATCTACGACGCGAAGAACGACGTGCCCGGACACGAAGTCGACGCGCGCCATCAGCTACACACGTTGGCACTCTTTGCGGCGCGCGCGCTGGGCGTCGACAGCGTCACCGTCGGCACCATCCTCGTCAACGAGGTGGACGCGCGACTCATCGACGTGCACGTGCTGGATGCGTTTGCGCTCGACCTCGAGGCGGACACTCTTCGCGACGCGCTCAACCAGCTGAACCTGGACCCGCAGCCACGCCCGGGGCCATGGTGTAGAGAGCGCTACTGCCCGGCCCGGAGCGGATGTCCGGCGACAGTCGAAGCGCTGGCGCAGACGATGCCGACGGAATTGCTGACCCGCTTCAAGCTCAGCGCGCAGATCGAGAGCGAGCAGCACGCCGCATGGAGTCTCACGGCGGTCGATCTTGTCGAGGAGGCGTGCCGAGTCATCAAAAGCAAGCTCCGCGACTTCGCCGATACCCACGGCGGCATCCTGTTGGAGGACGGGTCCACGTGGGCGGGTCAAGAAGTCACGACAGAGAAGCCAACGCTCGACGTGCCCGGGGCGCTCGACGTCCTCGAACGAGCGGGCGGAGGCGAGGCCGTCACGCATACGGTCACCTGGGCTGCACTGGAGAGGACCATCGGACGCCCGAAGGCCAAGGCCGTCCGCGAGGAGCTCGCCGGCATCAGCGCAGTCAAGACGAGCACCCATAAGCGCTACGAGGCGAAGAAGCCGCGCCGCTCGAGGGTCGCATGACAGCCGGCGAAGCCATCGCGGCGTTACTCAAAGAAACGCGAGAGAACCGCGCTTTGCTCGAGCGCATCGCGGCCCATCTCGGTATTGGGGCGAACGCGACGAAGCCAAGCGCCTCCGGCCGCGCCGTGGCCTCCGATGCCGTTGCCGATGACCGCGACCTCGACTCCGAGAAGGGCGACCCCCTGATCAGGAAAGATCCTCCGCGCTGGCAGGGGCAGAGCTATGCCGGCTGTCGCTACAGCCAGACCGAGCCGCAATACCTCGAGGTGATGGCGGACTTTCTCAAGTGGAAGGCGGAGAACCCACGCGATGGCGCCGACCCGAAATACGCCGGCTACGACCTGCGCGACGCGGCTCGTGCAAGAGGGTGGGCGCTGCGCGTTCGCACGAAGCCAGCAGCCAAGCGACAAGCACCAGAGCCGCTCTTCGATGACGGCGCAAGCGAGATGGATGGTGGAGGCGAAGATGACATCCCGTTCTGACCACAGGGTGAAGTTATGACCCGCGGCCCCCAGAGCCCCCGAGCGTCATCGCGGCGGAAGGCGCAGCTCGATCTCGCGGAGCAGCAAGAGGCGGACGGATGCGCGGGCCGCGCTCCGGCAGCGGACGCCGACCTCGCGGGCGCGTCGACGCCGGGAGCTATTTCGCTGGCAGCCGAGGCGCTTGGGCGAGTTCGGGATGGGACCGTCTCGATCCCACCGCTCTTGGCGCTGCTGAGGCACCCAGAGGCGGTTGTGCAGGAGGGAGCTATCTACGGACTGAGCCAGCATCCAACGCCTGAAGTGCGCGCAGCCCTGAACGCGCACCGACGTGACCCAAGCACGCACCAGGTCATTCGCGAAATCTTGGACGACGTCCTAGAAGTCGTCGCGGATGGCTTTCGGCGAGGCGAGTCGTGACCGCCCCCAGTCTCCGCAGTATAGCAGCGAGGCCAGTCGGGTACGGGTACGGGTACGGGTACGGGTACGGGTCCGGGTACGGGTCCGGGTCCGTTTCAGGCGCCGTGCGGCGGAAGCCATGACCGCGAAACGTAAACCAAAACGCAGCACACCAAAGCGGAGGAACACGAAGATGGCCGAGCCGACAACGATCAAAATCGATGACGTAGAGTATGTCCGCAAGGACTTCGCGCCAAAGCCAATCGCGGGCAGCCGCGTGGTGTTGGTTGTGGACCGTGGATGGATCTTCGCGGGTGACGCAACACGAGCGAATGGGCGGATCCGACTAACGCGAGCGATTCACGTCTTCTCGTGGCCTGGCGGAGGATTCGCGGCGGTCATCGATAACCCGAAAGCTACGAAGGCGGATCTGCGCAAGATCTCGGACGTCGACGTGCCAGAGGCAAGCGAAGTTTTCTGCATTCCCGTGAGTGATTCGTGGGGCCTGTAGCGAGGCCAGTCGGGTCCGGGGCCGGGTACGGGTCCGGGTACGGGTACGGGTACGGGTACGGGTACGGGTACGGGTCCGGGTACGGGGACGGGTACGGGTACGGGTCCGGGTACGGGGACGGGTACGGGTACGGGTACGGGGACGGGTCCGGGTACGGGGCCGGGTACGGGTCCGGGTACGGGTCCGGGTCCGTTTCAGGCGCCGTGCGGCGGAAGCCATGACCGCGAAACGTAAACCAAAACGCAGCACACCAAAGCGGAGGAAC